ACTCAAGTCCATGGATGACAACGCTGCATTTGCGAGAGACACCGAAGGACCAACAATAAACCCATTTCGAATGACATAACCTGATGGCAACGTTGCAAATGCACTGCCGGTGATTCTCCCGCTAATGGTGCGTGTAAATGTTGCATTTTGCATTGTGGTGCCAGATAAGTCGGTGGCAGTAATAACAGCATCAGTTAAAACAACACCCGACATGTCGCACCCAGTTAATGCGACACCACTCATGTCCATTCCAGTCAATGCAGCACTTCGCAAAATAACACGTGGCCCAACAATGTAACCATTTCGTGCAACATACCCTGTGGGAAGAGTTGCGAGTTGTGCATTTAATAATCCACCGGTTGTTACATTTGTCAATGTTGCTCCTGTAAAATCAGCACCACTTATGTCAGACCCTGCAATAGAAACGCCAGTCAAAACAGTGTTGGTCAATCCAGCATTTAATAGTTTTGCTCCCGGACCAACAATGTGACCATTTCTAAAAACAAAATTGCTTGGAAGCGATAACGCAAACCCAGTGTTTGTAAGCCCACCACTCATCACGCCAGTCAAGGTTGTAGAGAACAATGTAGTTCCTGAGAGATCACAGTTTCGCAATATTGCATTTGTGAGATTTGCACCAGATAAATCCATCTCCGTTAATGCGATGCCACTTAGATCTCCAGATGATAATGCAGCAGATCGTGCAATAATGCGTGGTCCAACAATGTAGCCATTTCTCCCGTAATAACCGGTTGGCAATGTGGCACTGGAGACGCCAGTGACAGTTGTTCCACTTCCAATAACCACGTAATTCAGCGTTGCATTTGAGAGATTTGCATTTGTAAGATTTGTGCCGGAAAGTGTGGAACTTGTGAGATTTGCACCACTTAAATCGGCATTCGTGAGATTTACATTTGCAAGGTTTGCCATGTATGTTAAGGTGCCTTCACGAAGATTAACAGACGGACCGACAATGTAACCGTATGTCCTTAAATTTGTGGGGCCAGACAGCCAGTTTGATGAAGTTCCAGTGAGAGATATATTTGTTAGAGTTCCATTCATGCCATTGGGAGAAGAATCGATTGAAGTGGTCACACCTGTGTTGGTTCCATTCACAACGCCTTGATTGAATTTATGGTATGTCATTAATCCGGTTTCATTGCCTTGCAGTATGTTCAAGTAATTCAGGGAGATGTCACTTCTTGTCATCGAATAATTCCAAACTCTGAATTCTGCGAGTTTATGACTTGATGAGTATCCGGATCCACCACCAATTCGCAAGTAAGTTTGTGCTTGGTATGTATATGAGTTTGTGCCGCTGGTTGAGACAGACAGCACGTTGTTAATATAAATTGCGTCCTGCAGGTTATTATTGCAAACCAGTGTAACATGTGTCCAAGTATTTAATGGTATAGCAGCACTCGTTGTCAACTGATATGGTGAATAAAAGTTCAACTTGCCATCAACACCAATTCTTGCACTAACTAAATTTGAAAACGTGAATAAATAATATATGTCAAAGTTGGCATACACATAAACCCAGAATTGAATCGTGAATCCAGTTGTTCCATTTATCTGTGGTCCAGGAGAAAGAGCAACATATTGGTTAGTTCCTGAAAATCCAAGTGAGTTCACCGTGGGTGTACCAAATGCCATGGAGTAACCACTCGGCAATGTCAGCGGCGTTCCTATCAATCCACCACTTGCCAATCCAGATAAGTTCGATGAACTAAAATTAGCATTTGAAACAATGGATCCATATAGATTTGCATTTGAGAGATTTGCATTTGAGAGATTTGCACTATCTAACTTGGAATATGGTCCAATAAAATAGCCATTTACGGAGACGTATCCGGAAGGAAGTGTTGCAAACGAGGCATTTAGCAGTGTTCCTCCAGTTGTCACGTTGGTAATAACGGCATTGGTGAGATTTGCTCCGGAGATGTCGACATTACTAATGTTTGCATTTGACAAATCAATTCCAACCAAGTTGGCGCCAACAAGAGATACACCAGAACCAATGATGTAACCGCCACGAATGCTGTAACCACTGGGTATTTGTAATGCAAAGTTGCCATTTGTGATGCCACCACTCACAACACCGGTAAAAGTGGCATTGGTCAGAATGGTGCCGGAAAGATCAACACCAACCAACCGTGCAGATGTGAAGTTGCAACCAGTGAGATCCGCGCCAGCCAGCGAAATGCCGCTGAAGTCAATGCCTGTAAAATTTACATTTTGCGCGATAACATTTGATCCAACAATGTAGCCATTTCGCACGATATACCCTGGGGGCATTGTCGCTTTATCTCCATTCAATAGTCCACCAGTTATTACATTGTTGAAGGTTACACTTGTAAAATTGGTGCCGGATATGTCAGAACCAGTCAATGTGATTCCTGCCAAATTTGCTCCCGTTAAATTGTCATTCACGAGAGAAACACCCGGACCCACAATGTATCCATTGCGAATGAAATAACCACTTGGCAACCCGGCTGTGGCTGAGTTTGTAAAACCACCGCTACTAACGTTTGCAAGTGTGGTGTTCTGAAATCGAGCACCTGACACATCTGTGTTTGTAATGATGGCGTTTGTCAAATTTGCTCCCGACAAATCAACGTTGGTCAGGGTTACCGCATCAAACACCGCACCTGTCATGTTCGCCTGAGACAATGTAGAACCGCTGATATTAGCATTTGAAAAAGCAACATTTACCAGATTGGCCCCGGTGACATTGATGTTTTGGCCCATGATGTATTGATTTACGTTGTAATACCCGCTTGGTAAAGTGGGTGTTCCGATGATTCCATCCGATATTGAGAGTTGATATCGATAAATGAAACCATTTCCATTGTCGGGAGAACCGCCATTGTTTGTAATTGTGAGATACGTTGTATTAGTTGTTAGGTCTGATGATAAGGACGCATACAACGCTGGCGCATTCGCTATTGCCAATGTTCCAAAATCAGAAGATTGCATTTGTGTCCAAGAAACTCCATAATCAACGCTGTAATACGGATAATTGTAGTAGTTTGTGCTATTTATGACAAATGGATTATAAGTGCACACAATCTGAAACTGTCCAGTTGCACTGATTTGCACATCATTCCATTGATTTCCAAATAAATTCGTTTTACGCGTCCATGTTGCACCATAATCTCCTGATACCACAATATTGCCACCCCATTCAGTCGCTGTCACATACTGTCCTGTTGCTGAACATGCAATCTTATGCCATGCACCAATGCCAGCACTTGTCAGTCGGGTCCATGACGCACCGCTGTTTTCCGATTTGTAAATATATTCTGTGTATCGAACTGCAGTATATTGAATGATTTCATTGTCACTGAATACAACACCTGCAGAATAATAATAAGACGAACGTGGAAATGACCCTGCATTGTGAGTTAAAACTGCGGTCCATGATCCGGCAACACCATAATTGTCGCTGCGATAAAATCCACCAGCATCAAAGCATCCAGCATACATGTATTTGCCAGTTGGACTCACGGACGCTGAAAACCATGCAAGTGACTGACTCGTAGTGTCATTTGCAGTGGTTGTAGTTATATTTGCAACACGTGTAAATGATCCAGATCCATAGTTACTATTAACATACAACCCACCCAGCACATTGTTCATGTACCACTTCGCGATTAACACATATTGGCCAGAGTTGCGATTGATTGCAGTATAGTATCCAGTTTGAGATCCACTCACAGCATTTCCACTTAGTTCATACCATGTTACACCATAATCTGAGGATCGATAAAGTGACGTCCCATTGTCAGCATACTGATACTGTCCAGACTTGGTTATTTTGGGGCCATTCATTTGACGTGAGGTAAATGTGTTGACAGCATTGGTGGTTTCACGTAAAAAGGTAGCTGGTATTAGGCGCGGATATTGCATAAAATCCGCAAATGTCAATGTGCGAGCGGCAGTTTCAACACCGTTTAATGTTGTGTATGTCATGTTAACATTGTTGAGTTGACTCCCTAACAATACACTATTCGTGAAATTTGCTCCTGAAACATCGCAACCAATCATGTTTATGCCGGTAAATGTTTGTGAAGTGAGCGTTGCAGATCTTAAATTAACACCGGGGCCTACAATGTAGCCGTTGCGTATGAAATAGCCGCTTGTCATTTGCTGTATTGACCACAAAGCATTGTTGTTCAAAGTGATCAAACTGCCAGATGAAACATTCGTCAAGGTGGCGCCGGTTAATGTGGCGCCAGAGATATCGCAACCAAAAAGGGAGATTCCAGATAAGTCTGCATTTGTCAGTGCTGCACTGGTGAGTTTGACATTGGGTCCTACGATGCATCCATTTCGTGCATAATATCCGGTTGGAAGGGTGGCAGTGTCAGCTCCAATTAGATTGCCGGTTGTGATGTTTGTCACATTTGCTCCAGTTAAATTTGCAGATGTAAGTGTTGAACCGGTGATAATGGTGTTGGACAAATCAACACTGCCGTTCAACATGGCGCCAGTAAGATTGACACCCGGTCCAATGATGTAGCCACTGCCACGCACACTATAATTTGCAGGAAATGTGGCATTAGTGCTCCCATTTGTAATTCCACCACTGATGACGCCAGATAACGCAGTGTTGTTTAATTTACAGCCAAGCAAATTTGTGTTTGTGAGAATTGCAGATGTTAGTGTTGCGCCAGAGAGATCTGTGCCAGAAAGAGAGATGCCGCTCAAATCTCCCGAAGCGAGAGAAGCAGACCGTAAATTTACTCCAGGTCCAATTATGTATCCAAGTCGTGCAAAATATCCAGAGGGCAGGGTTGCCGTATCTCCTCCAACAATTCCTCCCGATGAAACATTGATCAATCCAGTTCCTGTTAAATTAGCATTTGAAAGTGTTGCACCAACAAGTGAATAACCGGATATGTCGAGATTGGTGATGGTTGCGTTGCTCAGATTTGCATATGGTCCAACAATGTGACCATTTCGTGCAGTGTAGGCAGGAGAAAACGTGACATTTGTGAAGTTTCCGCCACCGCTAATGATGCCATTCAACGTTGCATTCACTAAGATGGATTGTGTCATGGTGGCATTGCACACACTTGCATTTGTGAGATTTGCTCCCGAGAGATCAACATAAGATAACTGAAGACCTGACAAATCTTGCGAAGATAACGCTGCATTACGCAATATGGCATATGGCCCAACAATGTGCCCATTGCGATGAAAATAGTTTGTTGGGAGAATTGCCAAATTGCCATTGCGAATACTCCCACTGGTGATATATGTAAATGGACAACCGGTGAAAATGGCTCCAGACAAATCGGCGCTGGCGAGAGAAATATTCGATATGTCAAGACTTGTAAAATCAGCATTACGAAGTATAACACTTGGACCAACTATATAACCATTCCTTACCAAATATCCAGAAGGAGGAGTCAGTCGAGAAGAGTTCAACAACGACCCACTTGTCAAATTTGTCAAAGTTGCATTCACCATATTTACACCAGATACATCACACCCAGTTATGACAATGCCTGAGAGATCTTGCCCACTGAGATCCGCCCCCATAATTCTAACATTCGGACCAATAATGCGTCCATTTCTGCCATAATAACCAGTCGGAAAAATCGTGGTTGCTAACCCACGACAGGCACTTGAAAATATATTGTAGAGATTTGCACCAGTGAGATTTGCTCCAGAGAGATCAGTATTAACAAATGTGCAATTTGTGAGATTGGTGATGGAAAGATTTGCATTTCCAAAAGAGACGTTGGTGAAATCTTGTCCGGACAAATCTAAACCATAATAATCAACACCGACAACATTCAACGTACTTGTTATTGTTCCAGTGTCATAGACACCATCTGACGCTTGTGAAGCAGTTATAACCGTTGTTCCAAATCCTACAATTGTCACGACATTTCCACTTATTGTAGCAACATTTGTATTTGCACTTGAATATGAAAATGCCCCACTTCCATTGCTTGTTGGTGCAGTAAGAGAGAATGAAGGGTCGGTCGTATACTTTGTTATGTTTGGAAAGTTAGTTATTGTTGGTGTAATAACATATGCATAGTCATTTGATAACATAAATGCGCTTGTTATTCCAGTTGCAGGAAGAGCAGTTGTAATGTTTACGTTTGGATTATATGTTATTCCATTGCCAATAAAAGCACCTCCACCTGAAGCTCCACATGTTTTAATTGTTCCATCATTGAATATGTATTGTGCTATTGTATTCATGATGTTGCACATTTTTACATTTGACACTCCAGATATGGTAGTCAGTGTTCCATTATAGTTGGTTTGTATTGGAGAACCATTGCCAACATAACCATAACTATCAGTACCCCACACTTTAATAGTTCCATCATTTATTAGAATTAAATTTAAATAATCACCTGTTGTTATATATTTAACATTTGGAATATTGAAACAAAAAATTGGAGTAGAATATGTTGATGAACTGCTGGAATTAGGATCTACAGAATAAAAGTAATTTATTCCACATGCGTAAATATCACCATTTGTTTTTAAAAATAATGTTCTTGTACCATTGCCACACACTTGCAATACATTAGAAATCGACGACAATTGTTGAAATACTATTCTGCTTGATGAATCCCCGAACCCAAGTCTACTACCGAAGTTCTGTCCGGTTGCATACACTGTTCCATTTTTATATAAAATAAATGTTGCACCACTAACAACATAAATTTGCGCAATGTCACTTATATTTGTTACATTTGTAATTTGCACAAGAGATGATGATCCTGTTGTTGTTCCATTTCCAAATTGACCAAATGTATTATTACCACACGCATATAATGAATTATTTTTTATTATAAATGTTGTCGCATTTCCACCATTATAAAAGTTATCGACATTTGTGTGAATTATTTGAAATGATTGTAAAGCAGTTGTGTTTCCAGTTCCGAACTGACCTTCATCATTGTTTCCTGTTGCATATAAGTTTTTATTACTATCCAATACTAATGTAAAACTATACCCAACCGCTATTTTTTTTGCAACAACATTTGTCAGTTCAGTCGGCGTAAAAGGTGTGGAAAATGTTCCGACACCAATAGACCCAAATACCTTATTGAAATCGTATGTCCCCCACATCTTGACTTGACCATTTAAAAGTACGACTCCTGAAAATTGGTTACTTCCACCAAGCACATAACTATATTCATCAATCGCATCTGTAAAGTACACCGTCTTCAGGTTAACCCCTGTGTGTGTTTCCAGAAACCAGTTTCCGCCCATCGCCGCCGACCCAGTCAAATCCGTCGATGCTCGAATTATCATTCCTCCAGGTAATTGTGTTTCCAATGTATCAATTACGTATTTCCAGTTACTATTAGAATACAGCGCGCATGCAAGCATGTCAAAATGCACAGCACCCAATTCAGTGTTGCACCACGAAACAAAATCCCGAAATTCAGACCAGGTTTCCAATTCAGAGTCACCATTTTCCACGTTTAAAACCATGCATGGTTTCATGGATACCAGCATTTTAAAATCTGGAGCATTGTAATTGTGTTGAAGCAAGCCAATTGATTCTATTCGTTCCGTTGTGATCACATCTTTTATTCGATTTTGAATATCTTCAATTGTGTCGATTGGAAAATCAATTACAATTGCGACAGCACGTGTCGAGTCAACCGCATCCAATATTTCTTGGTATTTTGTGACGCGATTGTCTACCAATAACACATTCATGATGGATTGAGATGTGATGTTATATTATTGTAATAGAATACTTGTGTGATAAATGCGCAGGTGAGTGTTCCCGGGTTCTAAACTATTTGAATGTGCGGACAATTCATGGTGATGAAAATAGCATCATAATATAAGATCACATGCAAAGACAATCTACATCAGTTGAAGTGAATTCTCCCAGTTTTGATTTAGATGTCAACAATTATACGGTGAAGGAGTTGATGGCCATGTTCAAGATGCAAGGTGGGGAGATGAGTTTGACACGAGGTGATATTGTGGATGCAGTTGAAAACATGATATTTGACTATAAGGCGCTTATGCAGCGTGATGCAGATGATGCATATGATGATGACTACATTGCATTTTTCCGTCGTGCACGACACAAGTTATTAAAGCAGGTTGTAATTTCGACAAATGAAACCGCATTGCATATGTTAGACAGGGAGAATGTGCCATCAGATTTAGAGGGTGGTGTTCGTCATGTTATTGCGCCCAAGTCTGCGCCAACACAGAATGCGGTGATTTATGAATATCCCAAAGGCAGCATTAATCCGGTTGAGCGTCGCACAATGAAGCGTGTTATAAACATAGACACATTGTTTCGTCCAAATTATGAAAGAACCAGATCAAACAACTTTGTCTGGACATTGCACACGCCGATCAACAATGTGGTATCCATGCAGATTATGTCAGCGCAGATACCAAACATGTGGCTTACATTTTCAAGTGAAAGGCAAAACAATCAATTTGTCATATACACATTTAATGTAAATGATGGATCTGGAAACTATTATGATTCATCATATAATGTTGTGATTCCAGAAGGAAATTATTCTCCGCTTGAGTTCCAGACATTATTAAACAATTATTTTAAGAATGTGGGAGGAGGGCTCAGTTATTTGAAAGCGGAAATTGATTCAGCGACAATGCGAACAGTTATTCGGGCAAATGATGCACGGATGGCTGGAGGAGGTGGTGATTCTTCCCCATTTCCATATCATGGAGATCCAAGTGGGAATGCATATTATTCTCCTGAATTTTATTTTATTTTGGATTTTGCGTTATCATCGGATTTGCATTCATGTGTCCCGCTTTCTTCTCCCGTTTTGAACACGATGGTTCCATGTAAAGGAGGAACTTGCACAAGATCGGTCGCCGGATTGCGTGCTCGTCCATTGCACTTTAATGCCGGCTGGATGATGGGGTTTCGCAATGAAGTGTATTTAGTTCGAAGCACATGCACTCATTTAGATCTTGCAAATTCACATGTAGTTGGCGGAATAACCTACAATGGATATATTGCAAGTGAATCGTCATACGGAAGTGCTGTCCCTCGTTATGCCTTCATAGAAATAGATGATTACAATCGGAATTTCACCACAGACACAATAATGTCATCCACTGGAAGTGCATACATTGGGAAAAATATTGTCGCTCGCATTCCTCTTACAGCAAGTCAATTTGGGGGCATCACAAATGACAATCCAGGAGATCACATTTTCAAGCAACGTGACTATTTTGGACCCATCAAATTAGAGAAAATGACAATTCGCATCATAGACAAGTATGGTGTGCCTTTTGATTTATTAGATAATGATTATTCATTAGCAATTGAATTAACGACATTGTATTGAATTTGTGGGTGGGTGATGTTGTGCGATGTTTTGCGATGTTTAATGAAGAAATGTTAATATTCATGATATAACATAAGCGCCATTGCGGCATAGTTGTGGAGATCAAGCAACGTGTCACGCAACGCTTCGTCTTTGACCAAATGAACTCCGCATTCACTGATGGAAATAGCGCGTTGTAATTTATCTTGAATGCGCATGATGACCCCAACAATTCCGTATTTTGCAAATGCATCACCATAGTCAGCATTCTTTATTTTAAATAATTCGAGTGCTTCACTTTGAATTTGGATCATTTGTTGCGTTCTTTTCTCCTGCAACTGCTCTTTTGACTCCTCTTTGTTCATTGTATATTATTTGAAACATACAATGAATATCTCTTTATTTGGTTATTTAGTTACTACACTTTTCTCTCGATTCATCGAAATCCGACGCCGCCAGTTGGGCCGGTGGGACCGGTGTATCCTGCGTTTTTCAAACAAGCAACTTCATACCGCAAAATGGCGATCTCCTGTTTCATCATCTTAATTTCATTTACAAAGATGGCAAACATTGGAGTGTAGTTGATGGATTGATACTGTTCTGCATCTTTGTTTCCAGACACCATTTCCGGATAACTTTGTTGGAATTCATGTGCAATAAAACCGTATTCATGACGATTGGTCAGTTTGTTGAAATACCACACAGGGCGCAGACTATCAACATTCTTATCACGGGACAAATCGGTGACATTTTCTTTAATACGGTAGTCACTAATATTGTTCACACCCAGTGTTTTAATTGTGCCACTGATGTCCAATGCATATGTGGTGTCTGGAGTGGTTAATCCAATTCCGACAGTTCCAGTGGTATAGTAAATGCTACTGCCGGTTTGCAACCAAACATTTGGACCAGTGACACCAGTTGGACCCGTATATCCTGTATCTCCCTTTGCAGCAAATGATCCTGGCAAACCGGTGGGTCCGATGATACCAGTGGGGCCGGTTGATCCCAGACCGGTTGGTCCGACAGACCCGGTTGGTCCTGTTCCACCGGTTGTGCCTGCTCCCGTTGATCCAGTGCATCCGGTTGTTCCGGTTGTTCCAGTTGGACCTGTGGGACCTGTGCCACCAGTAGTGCCGGTGGGTCCTGTTGCACCAGTGTTTGCTGCAGTGCCTGGTTGACCGGTGCATCCTGTTACACCAGTGGGTCCTGTTGCTCCAGTGGGTCCTGTTGTTCCAGTTGGTCCAGTGGGTCCGGTAGGTCCGGTAGGTCCAGTTCTACCAGTAGGACCAGTAGGTCCAGTAGGACCAGTAGGCCCGGTAGGACCAGTGGGGCCAGTTGCTCCTGTAGGACCGGTTACTCCTGTAGGACCGGTTGGCCCGGTTGTTCCTGTTGGTCCGGTTGGACCGGTGGGTCCTGTTGGTCCAGTTGGACCTGTTGCACCAGTATTTGCTGCAGTGCCTGGCGTTCCTTGAGGTCCTGTAACACCAGTTGGACCGGTTCCACCAGTTGATCCTGTAGCTCCTGATGGCAAATATCCAAATGCAATGTTGCTAACAATATCATTAATGGCATACAAGGAGAAGTATGCGCGGAGTTTTACTTGTGATGCTGCAGTTTGTTCAACATACAACTGAACACCATTCTTGTAAAAGTAGGTATTTGCACTGGTGCTCATGATGCTGAACACATCGTTGGCACTGTATGTGCTGGTTGCAACAGTTGCACTATTTACCACAACAGAGAAAGAAGTGCTTGCCGCGAACAAAAACTGATAATATGGTGATGTGGATGCGGAGATGTCTGTTAAACCAACGATGCGAGACACACCAGTTTGGGTTGGCACGAATGTCAAGAACGCATTAAAGTAAGCTTCTGTAGAGTACACCTTTTCTCCTGATCCAGTTGCTGACAGCTTCTTAATTGAGTTCCATGTTGGAAAGAAAAAGTTGTTGGTGCTTGCGGGATCAGGGTAAAGAGTGAACAACGCAGGTCCATTTGCTCCTGTGGGTCCAGTTGGTCCGGTAGGTCCAGTGGGCCCAGTAGCACCGGTAGGTCCAGTTGGTCCAGTAGGTCCAGTAGGCCCAGTGGGTCCGGTTGGCCCGGTGGGTCCTGTTGGTCCAGTGGGACCTGTGGGTCCTGTAGGACCTGTTTGACCGGTGGGTCCTGTTGGTCCTGTTGGTCCTGTGGGTCCAGTGGGACCTGTTCTACCAGTAGGTCCTGTTGGTCCTGTTGGCCCAGTTGGTCCTGTTGGCCCGGTTGGTCCTGTTGCACCAGTTGGTCCTGTGGGTCCTGTGGGTCCAGTGGGACCAGTTGGTCCAGTTGCTCCTGTGGGCCCAGTAGGCCCAGTAGGCCCAGTAGGACCGGTCGGACCAGTGGGTCCTGTGGCACCAGTAGGTCCAGTAAAACCAGTAGGTCCGGTAGTTCCGGTGGGTCCTGTAGGTCCGGTAGGTCCGGTAGGTCCTGTTGGTCCAGTGGGTCCAGTGGCACCAGTCGGACCAGTGGCACCAGTGGGTCCTGTTGGGCCAGTTGGTCCTGTTGGTCCTGTTGCTCCAGTGGGTCCAGTGGGTCCTGTTGGTCCTGTTGCCCCAGTAGGTCCTGTTGTGCCAGTCGGGCCAGTCGGTCCAGTCGGTCCAGTCGGTCCAGTTGTTCCAGTCACACCAGTAGGTCCAGTTGGTCCGGTAGGACCTGTCGGTCCAGTTGTGCCGGTTGGTCCTGTAGGTCCAGTTGGACCAGTAGGTCCAGTAGCACCAGTAGGTCCGGTTGGTCCTGTGGGACCTGTGGGACCAGTCGGTCCTGTTGCACCTGTAGGACCAGTTGATCCTTGAGGACCAACAAAACTAAAGCTAACATAACACGAATGTCCATTGGTCATATTGGAATCAGCAATGACATTGCTCAAATCGATGGTATACCATCCACTTGCTCCCGATGCATTCTGTGTTGCTCCAATAATGCGGTATGTCTGATACCATGTGTAATCCTCAATATCTTGGATTTTGATATAACCCTTGTTGGTTGCACTTCCATACAATGAAATGGATGCCAACAATTGGGAGATGTCATTCCCTAACCCCGCGCCATCCGTGCTGCTAATGTATAATGCAGTTGCAGATGATTGAGTCGCGTTGTTGTATTTAAAAACACCAACACCTGGATTCGTTGCAGTTGTGGTAGTGGCATCAAGAACATATCGATATGTGTTTTCTGAAGTTGCTGCGGGTCCTAATGGTCCTGTGCAACCAGTTCTTCCAGTAGGTCCAGTAGCGCCAGTAGGTCCTGTTGCTCCAGTAGGTCCAGTAGGTCCAGTAGGTCCAGTAGGTCCTGTTGCTCCAGTTGGTCCTGTGGGTCCTGTTGGTCCAGTAGGTCCTGTGGGTCCGGTAGGCCCAGTTGCTCCAGTTGGACCTGTGGGTCCAGTAGGTCCTGTGGGTCCAGTAGGTCCTGTTGCTCCAGTTGGTCCAGTTGCCCCAGTTGGACCTGTGGGTCCAGTAGGTCCTGTTGCTCCAGTTGCACCAGTAGGACCAGTTGCACCAGTAGATCCGGTCTGTCCGGATGATAAGTAACCAAATGCGATGTTGGTGATCTGATCATTTTGCTTCAACAATCCAAAGAATGCCTTGAAGTTCAAGGTTGAGTTTGATGTAGTATATAACAGAACACCGTTCTTGAAAAAGTTAACATTGTAATTGCTAACAGTGATTGTAAACAAATCAGACGTGGTGTAACTTGTTGGCAAGGCGCCACCATTTGTGATGCTTACATTGTTAATGTAAATGTACAACTGATTCGCACCTGAATTTGCAAAGTTAAACTGATAATATGCACTTGCACCATCATCACTGGTAAGACCAACAATCCTTGAAACACTCGTTTGGGATACTTTGAATGACAAATAGCAGGATTGATATGATTCAGTAGTGATTGCTTTGTCAGGAGTAACAACATCTGCAGTAATCTTTTTCACTGAATTCATCACTGGGAACGAAATTGTTCCCTCAAAACCAGACACAGTTTGCAATGTAAAAACAGCAGGTCCCTGGGGGCCTGTCACACCAGTGGGTCCGGTTGGTCCTGTTGGTCCAGTGGGTCCGGTTGGTCCTGTTGGTCCAGTGGGGCCGGTGGGTCCAGTAGGTCCAGTCGGTCCCGTGCATCCTGTAGGTCCAGTTGATCCAGTGGGTCCGGTGGGTCCGGTTGGTCCGGTTAGTCCTGTAGGTCCTGTTGGTCCGGTTGGTCCAGTAGGTCCTGTGACACCAGTCGGTCCGGTTGCTCCAACAAGACCTGCCGGTGTAAAGGAAACAAGCACATTCTCATTGTTAATACCAACATTATCATAATCGATGTAAGTTGCAGTTATTGTGTAATAACCTGTAGAATTAACAACGTTTGTCACTCTTCCAACCCATCTCCTGCTTGCATCATTGAATGCTTGAATGGTGATGCTTCCATAATATCCACTTGATCCAAATGTCAACATTCCATTAAACCATCCACTGCTTTCTCTACCATTCGCATCATTAACATCAATGTAAATGGAGATGCTACCAGCAGTTTGATCATTCCATGCACGACTGAGTCGCACAAAACCAGAGCCAGGATCTCCTGCAGTGGTGGTTGTGCTATAAGTGAACAACTTGGCATATCCTGTGTATGGTCCAGTTGACCCAGTTGCTCCCTGTGGTCCTTGAGCGCCTTGAGCGCCAACTGCACCAGTTGAGCCGGTTGCACCATCCGCTCCCACATATCCATCAGCTCCACGTGGGCCGGTTGTTCCGGTGGTTCCGGTTGACCCTGTCACACCTGTTGCGCCAGTGGGTCCTGTTGGTCCGGTTGGTCCAGTGGCTCCTGTAACACCAGTTGGTCCTGTTGGTCCAGTCGGTCCGGTAGGCCCGGTTGGTCCTGTCACACCAGTAGGTCCAGTAGGCCCTGTTGGCCCGGTAGGCCCTGTTGGCCCGGTAGGCCCTGTGATACCGGTAGGTCCGGTTGGACCTGTGGGGCCTGTCGGGCCAGTCGGTCCTTTGGGTCCAGTAGGACCAGTTCGACCTTCTCCATTGTAATCAAACTTCAATGATTTGTTTCCAGATCCATCCACTTGTCCAGTAATGGTGATTGCAGTTCCAGATACAAAATTCACTGTGTCCAAACCATTTGCAGTGAGTGCAAGTTGCCCATCAACCTCCCAATATTTGAATGTGCTATTCATGGTTACAGTGACCGTTCCTGTGGGACCATATACCAAATCGAATCCTGCATCTTGATCAAACAACAGGTTGTTAATGGTATAATATCCTGTAACACCACCAGTTGCTCCTGTAATACCAACAAACAATGTATTTCCTGGACCAGTTGCACCAGTAACACCAGTTGGTCCAGTAGGACCGGTTGGTCCGGTAGGTCCTGTTGCACCAGTAGGTCCTGTTGGTCCTGTTGGGCCAGTGACACCGGTGGGTCCAGTAGGTCCTGTGGGTCCTGTGGGTCCTGTAGGACCAGTAGCACCGGTTGGTCCGGTAGGTCCAGTAGGTCCTGTGGGTCCTGTTGCACCAGTTGGTCCTGTGACACCGGTTGGTCCGGTAGGTCCAGTAGGTCCAGTGGGTCCTGTTGCACCAGTCGGTCCTGTGACACCGGTCGGGCCAGTTGGTCCGGTTGGTCCGGTAGGTCCTGTTGCCCCAGTAGGTCCTGTGCACCCAGTAGGTCCAGTTGGACCGGTTGGTCCAGTTGCCCCTGTGGGTCCAGTTGCCCCTGTAGGTCCGGTTACCCCTGTAGGTCCTGTAGGGCCAGTAGGCCCAGTAGGACCAGTGGGACCAGTGGGTCCAGTTGCGCCGGTAGGTCCTGTAGGTCCGGTAGGTCCTGTAGGTCCGGTTGGTCCTGTAGGTCCAGTAGCACCGGTGGGACCAGTAGGTCCTGTAGGTCCGGTTGCGCCAGTCGGTCCGGTAGGTCCAGTCGGTCCAGTCGGTCCGGTAGCTCCAGTCGGTCCTGTTGCTCCGGTTGGACCATCAATTCCATCCAAATTCACATTATACACTGCAGCCGATGCAAATGTGCCATAAATGTTTTGAATGTTTCCGATTGTGATCGAACCACTTGAACTGTTGTAAGAAGTGACAGTTCCTTCAAAATGTTTTGTAGCATCTCCAGAATTCACAACAACCACTGAATTTCCAGGAATATATGCCAATCCCGTAGATACTGTAAATGTCACGTTGCTTTGATACACAGGAGTCAAGGTAATAGATCCACTTTGTGTGCTGAAAATATTGCCAGAAAGACCTTGTGGACCGGTGGGACCATATGTTCCGGTTGATCCGGTAGGTCCATCAATGCCATCCAAGTTCACGTTGTAAACTGCAGCACTTGCAAATGAACCACCCACAACATTTACAATTCCGCTAATTACCATGATTCCTGTGTTTTTGGTGTATGAAGACACCGTTCCTTCAAACCGTTTGCTTGCATCTCCCGAGTTTACAACAACAACTGAGTTTCCTGGGATGTATGCATAATCAATTCCAACATTAAAAGACACATCACCGTTATAAACGGGAGATATTGTCACTGCAGTTGTTGTCTGAGTATTGTATCTATCTCCTGCAAGACCTGTGCAACCAGTGGGACCAGTAGGTCCAGTTACACCAGTCGGTCCAGTCGGTCCGGTCGGGCCAGTTGGTCCGGTAGGTCCGGTTGGTCCTGTTGGTCCAGTGGGAGATGTTGCCAGATACCCAATCGAAATGCGATCAATGGTATCCGCACCACACAATCCAATATATCCACGTAGTGAATTACTGCCAGCAACTAATACATTTTGATAAATCAATGCACCATTGTGATAGTAAAACACACCTGTTGTACTTGCAGAAATCAAGAACACGTCATTTGCAGTCAATGTTCCAATTGTGGGAGAAACAATAATTGCTCCATTGTAAATTGCTCGAATGACAGTTCCGGATTGAATGCTAATACCATACACGACATTAGTGCTTGCATCACTAATTAAGCCAACAATCTTTTCATTAAGACTAATGTCAGGTATGCGTGCACTGATAAATGCATTTGCATAAGGATATTGCTCAGTTGTTGTTGCATAGTTTACAGACCCTGAATTCAGACGTGTCACCACATTCGTTTGAGGTAATGTTATGGTATTTGTCGTAGTGGTAGTCAAGGTGAATAATGCAGGTGCTTGCAAACCAGTTGCTCCTGTCGGACCAGTTGGTCCAGTTGGTCCTGTCGCTCCAGTGGGTCCAGTGGGTCCAGTAGGTCCAGTGGGTCCAGTGGGTCCGGTTACCCCAGTGGGCCCAGTAGGTCCGGTAGGTCCAGTAGGTCCGGTAGGTCCAGTAGGACCAGTTGCCCCTGTGGGACCTGTCACACCAGTAGGTCCTGTAGGACCAGTTGGTCCAGTAGGTCCGGTGGGCCCAGTAGGCCCAGTAGGTCCTGTAGGTCCTGTTGCTCCAGTAGGTCCTGTCACGCCAGTAGGTCCTGTAGGACCAGTGGGACCAGTAGGTCCTGTTGCTCCAGTAGGTCCTGTCACGCCAGTAGGTCCTGTAGGACCAGTAGGTCCAGTAGGTCCAGTAGGTCCTGTCGCACCAGTAGGACCAGTGGGACCAGTAGGTCCTGTTGCTCCAGTAGGCCCAGTAGGTCCTGTGGGTCCTGTCGGTCCAGTAGGCCCAGTGGGACCTGTCACACCAGTAGGTCCTGTAGGTCCTGTGGGTCCTGTAGGTCCTGTAGGTCCTGTAGCACCAGTAGGTCCTGTGGGTCCAGTGGGTCCTGTTACACCAGTAGGTCCAGTAGGTCCAGTGCAGCCAGTAGGTCCAGTAGGTCCAGTGGGACCTGTCACACCAGTAGGTCCAGTAGGTCCAGTAGGTCCTGTCGGTCCAGTGGGTCCTGTCACACCAGTGGGTCCGGTAGGTCCTGTTGCACCTGTTGGACCAGTCGGTCCAGTAGGCCCAGTAGGTCCTGTGGGCCCAGTAGGACCAGTAGGCCCAGTAGGTCCTGTGGGTCCTGTTGCACCTGTTGGACCAGTAAAACCAGTGGGTCCGGTAGTTCCTGTAGGTCCAGTCGCTCCAGTGGGACCTGTTGGACCGGTGGGTCCGGTAGGTCCTGTAGGTCCTGTTACACCAGTTGGGCCAGTGGGTCCGGTAGGTCCTGTGGGTCCGGTAGGTCCTGTGGGTCCAGTAGGCCCAGTAGGCCCAGTAGGCCCAGTAGGCCCTGTGGGTCCTGTTGCACCAGTAGGTCCAGTAGGTCCAGTAGGTCCGGTAGGTCCAGTAGGTCCAGTAGGACCAGTAGGTCCAGTAGGTCCAGTAGGTCCGGTAGGCCCAGTGGGCCCAGTCGGTCCAGTAGGTCCTGTTACACCAGTCGGTCCAGTAGGTCCGGTGGGTCCAGTGGGTCCATATGGACCGGTTGGCCCAACCAATCCAATTGAGGTGTGCAAGTGACTATATGTTGCAGTGCTTTGATAATAAACAGTTGCACTGCATGTCTTTGTATTTGTATTATGAATGTACACCTGCACTTGAACATAAGGTGACACATATTGTGCCAAGTTAACATATGGAATGTAAATGCTGAAAGGATAATCCATGATTGTTGTAGTTCGAATCAATGAACCATTCGAAAAGTTAGTAGTACCGCCAACTTGCGTTACGTTAGACGGGAGATAAACTGGTGGTACGGTTGCAGCATTAGAAATATCCACAATTGTGGTAGATGGTGTTTGAGGTGCAGGGAATGCACCAGCATCAACGATGTAAACAGCAAAATACAATTCAATAATTTCAACGTCATTCGATGATGCAGCCTTTGCAAATACATTCATATCCCACATGCCTGCCGTCAAGAATGGTTGCGATGTTATTGTGGATGGAGCAATCGCAAAAACACCTGCAACTTGTTGAAGTCCAGAAGTTAATGTTGCTACAAACGTGTTTTGAGGAGCAGCGCCAATTGGTGCAGAATCAAGCTTATTGATTGTTGTTCCACTTGCATCTTGACGGTTCAAAAAGAGAATCAAACCACCAGCACCTTGAATGCCTGGTTGTCCAGTTGGACCGGTGCATCCAGTTGGGCCGGTAGGTCCTGTTGTTCCAGTAGGTCCGGTGGGACCGGTTGGACCTGTTGGTCCTGTGGGACCAGTTGCTCCGGTTGGACCTGTCGGACCTGTGGGACCTGTCGGACCTGTGGGACCAGTTGCTCCGGTTGGACCTGTTGGACCTGTCGGACCTGTGGGACCAGTTGCTCCGGTTGGACCTGTTGGACCTGTCGGTCCTGTGGGGCCAGTGGGACCTGTTACACCAGTCGGACCAGTTGGACCAGTTGGACCAGTTGGACCAGTTGGACCAGTTGGACCTGTTACACCAGTAGGACCAGTAGGACCTGTAGGACCCGTTGGACCTGTTGGACCTGTTACACCAGTTGGACCGGTTGGACCTGTGGGACCTGTAGGACCTGTTGGTCCGGTGCATCCTGTAGGACCAGTCGGACCAGTCGGACCAGTCGGACCAGTCGGACCAGTCGGACCTGTAGGACCTGTCACACCGGTTGGACCAGTCGGACCAGTCGGACCTGTCGGACCAGTCGGACCTGTCACACCGGTTGGACCAGTGGGGCCAGTGGGACCTGTTGCACCCGTTGGACCAGTTGGACCAGTAGGACCTGTTGGACCTGTGGGTCCTGTTGGTCCGGTGCATCCTGTTGGACCTGTTGGACCTGTAGGACCGGTGGGACCTGTTGGACCAGTTGGTCCTGTTGCACCCGTTGGACCAGTCGGACCAGTCGGACCAGTCGGACCAGTCGGACCGGTTGCACCAGTAGGACCCGTTACTCCCGTTGGACCGGTTGGACCGGTTGGACCAGTAGGACCCGTTACTCCCGTTGGACCGGTTGGACCGGTTGGACCAGTAGGACCCGTCGGACCTGTCGGACCGGTTGGACCTGTTACTCCTGTAGGACCAGTGGGACCTGTTGGACCAGTTGGACCTGTTGCACCAGTAGGACCCGTAGGACCTGTGGGGCCAGTGGGACCAGTCGGACCGGTTGCACCTGTGGGACCCGTAGGACCCGTCGGGCCTGTCGGACCAGTCGGGCCTGTTGCACCAGTTGGACCTGTAGGACCTGTCGGACCTGTCGGACCTGTCGGGCCGGTGCATCCAGTAGGGCCAGTAGGACCGGTAGGACCTGTGGGACCTGTAGGACCAGTTGGTCCTGTTGCACCCGTTGGACCAGTTGGACCAGTAGGACCTGTGCAACCGGTCGGGCCAGTAGGACCGGTAGGACCTGTGGGACCTGTTGGACCTGTAGGTCCTGTAGGACCTGTTTCACCAGTTGGACCTGTGGGACCTGTCGGACCAGTTGGACCGGTTGTTCCTGTCGGACCTGTTGGACCTGTCGGACCTGTTGGACCTGTTGGACCTGTCGGACCTGTGCATCCGGTGGGACCAGTAGGACCTGTCGGTCCAGTAGGACCTGTAGGACCAGTGCATCCTGTGGGACCTGTTGGACCTGTCGGACCCGTAGGGCCGGTTGGACCTGTCGGACCAGTAGGACCAGTGGGGCCAGTAGGACCTGTAGGACCTGTAGGGCCAGTGGGACCGGTTGCACCAGTAGGACCAGTGGGACCAGTGGGACCAGTAGGACCTGTTGTTCCTGTTGGACCTGTCGGACCGGTCGGACCTGTCGGGCCTGTTGGCCCAGTGGGACCTGTTGTTCCTGTTGGACCAGTAGGACCAGTAGGACCTGTCGGACCCGTAGGGCCTGTTGCACCAGTAGGACCGGTGGGGCCGGTAGGACCTGTGGGACCTGTTGGACCGGTTGTTCCTGTGGGACCGGTTGGACCTGTTGGACCTGTCGGACCTGTTGGACCAGTAGGACCAGTAGGACCTGTTGGACCAGTAGGACCAGTAGGACCTGTTGGACCTGTAGGACCGGTGGGACCTGTTGGACCAGTAGGACCTGTCGGACCTGTCGGACCTGTCGGACCTGTGGGACCAGTCGGACCTGTTGGACCAGTCGGACCTGTTACTCCTGTAGGACCAGTGGGACCATCAATGCCATCCAAATTTACGTTATACCTTCTAACAGTTCCAAATGTTCCGTAGACGTTTTGTATATCATAAATGGAGATATCACCCGTAAGTTTGTCATATGTAAGAACACGAGCTTCGAAATAATTTGCGACATTGGATGAATCAACAATGAGCACTGAATTGCCTGGTAAATATGCCAAGTTATAATCCACCATAAATGAAGCGGTTCCACCTTTGATTGGATTAAATGACACATCAGGTATTGTTTTTGTGTTATAACGATCACCATCCATGCCTGTGCAACCAGTTGGACCTGTTGGACCTGTGGGTCCGGTTGGACCATCAATGCCATCCAAGTTCACATTATATATTTGTGCTGTTCCAAATGTTCCGTAAACATTTTGCACATCATACACACTCATTTCACCGGTTGCCTTGTTATAAGAAAACACTCTGCCTTCACAATAATTGTAAACACTTGATGCATCCACAATGATCACTGAGTTTCCTGGCAAATATGCAAGAGTGTGGTCTACTGTGAATGACAATGTTCCGTGTAACGTGGGATTTATTATGATTGGTGTAGTTGTTTTTGTATTGTAACGATCACCATCCATACCGGTGCAACCAGTTGGACCTGTAGGACCTGTTGCACCAGTTGGCCCTGTGGGACCAGTCGGACCTGTTGGACCGGTTGGACCTGTGGGTCCTGTTGCACCCGTTGGACCAGTAGGCCCAGTGGGACCTGTGGGACCTGTAGGACCGGTTGCACCTGTTGGACCTGTCGGCCCAGTGGGACCTGTGGGACCTGTGGGACCTGTTGGACCAGTGGCACCAGTTGGACCAGTCGGCCCTGTGGGACCTGTTGGACCAGTGGCACCAGTTGGACCAGTCGGCCCTGTGGGACCTGTTGGACCGGTTGGACCCGTGGCTCCAGTTGGACCTGTAGGACCAGTAGGCCCAGTGGGACCTGTGGGACCGGTTGCACCTGTGGGACCTGTCGGCCCTGTGGGTCCTGTGGGTCCTGTGGGTCCTGTAGCACCCGTTGGACCAGTAGGCCCAGTGGGACCTGTGGGACCAGTAGGACCGGTTGCACCTGTGGGACCTGTCGGCCCAGTGGGACCTGTGGGACCTGTGGGACCAGTTGGACCAGTGGCACCAGTTGGACCTGTGGGACCTGTTGGACCCGTGGGACCCGTGGGACCTGTTGCACCGGTTGGACCTGTGGGTCCTGTGGGCCCTGTGGGACCTGTAGGACCTGTTGCACCGGTTGGACCTGTGGGTCCTGTTGGACCTGTTGGACCAGTTGGTCCGGTTGCACCTGTTGGACCAGTGGGTCCTGTTGGACCTGTCGGACCTGTTGGACCAGTAGGACCAGTAGGACCAGTAGGACCTGTCGGACCAGTAGGACCAGTAGGACCTGTTGGACCAGTGGGTCCTGTTGGACCTGTGGGACCAGTCGGCCCTGTGGGACCTGTGGGACCGGTGGCTCCAGTAGGACCTGTCGGACCAGTAGGACCAGTCGGACCCGTGGGACCTGTTGCACCGGTTGGACCAGTGGGTCCAGTTGGACCGGTTGGACCGGTTGGACCGGTTGGACCTGTAGGACCTGTTACACCGGTAGGACCTGTTGGACCTGTAGGACCTGTAGGACCTGTCGGGCCTGTTACACCGGTTGGACCTGTCGGACCTGTCGGACCCGTAGGACCGGTTGGACCTGTTACACCGGTTGGACCTGTCGGACCTGTCGGACCCGTAGGACCTGTTGGACCTGTTGGACCTGTTGGACCTGTTGGACCTGTAGGACCTGTTGGACCAGTAGCACCAGTTGGACCGGTTGGACCTGTCGGACCAGTAGGACCTGTCGGACCCGTGGGACCTGTTGCACCAGTAGGACCTGTGGGACCTGTTGGACCTGTAGGACCAGTAGCACCAGTAGGACCGGTTGGACCTGTGGGACCTGTAGGACCTGTTGGTCCGGTGCATCCTGTAGGACCTGTTGGACCAGTAGGACCTGTCGGACCTGTCGGACCCGTAGGGCCTGTTGCACCAGTAGGACCGGTGGGGCCGGTAGGACCAGTGGGACCCGTAGGACCTGTTGCACCTGTAGGTCCTGTAGGACCTGTCGGACCTGTTGGACCAGTAGGACCTGTTGCCCCAGTGGGACCGGTAGGACCAGTAGGACCTGTTGGTCCGGTGGGGCCAGTTGGACCAGTTGGACCTGTGGGACCTGTCGGACCCGTGGGACCTGTGGGACCTGTCGGGCCAGTTGGACCTGTTGGACCTGTTGGACCTGTTGGACCTGTTGGACCTGTTGGACCAGTTGGACCTGTTGGACCTGTTGCTCCCGTTGGACCGGTTGGACCCGTGGGACCAGTAGGACCCGTGGGACCAGTAGGACCTGTCGGACCAGTAGGACCTGTTGGACCAGTTGGACCGGTTGGACCAGTAGGACCAGTTGGACCTGTTGGGCCTGTCGGACCTGTCGGACCTGTGGGACCTGTCGGACCCGTGGGACCCGTGGGACCAGTAGGGCCAGTAGGACCAGTAGGGCCAGTAGGGCCAGTAGGACCTGTCGGACCTGTCGGGCCTGTCGGGCCAGTGCAACCAGTGGGACCAGTTGGACCATCACGACCGTCCAAATTCATCCGATAATACACGTAATAATTGGAAGCAAAATACCCCTTAACATAAACAATATCATGCACAATGACTTCACCTGTTAGAGGGTTATACATCAAAATATCACCCTGAAACATGTTTTCATTATTGCTTGAATCAACAACAACAACTGAATTTCCAACCAAATATGCAAGATCATCTGCAACATACATGTGAACCGAACCACCTACAGTTGGATTCAATGAAATTGCAGTTGTTGTAATTGTGTTAAAAAAGTCACCATGTCTACCAGTAGGCCCTGTCATGCCGGTAGGTCCAGTGCAACCAGTAGGTCCTGTTGGACCTGTTGCTCCTGTGGGACCGGTTGGACCCGTTGGACCGGTTGGACCCGTTGGACCGGTTGGACCAGTTGGACCAGTTGGACCCGTTGGACCAGTTTCACCCGTTGGACCCGTTGGACCTGTTGGACCCGTTGGACCTGTTGGACCTGTTGGACCTGTTGGACCTGTTGGACCAGTTGGACCAGTTGGACCTGTTGGACCGGTTGGACCTGTCGGTCCTGTCGGACCAGTTGCTCCAGTTGTTCCCACATACACAATACTGGTTTGCAATGTGCTGTATGTTGCACTCGACTGAAAATAAATGGATCCTGATGCCGCACTACTTAATGACAAGTTTCTTGCATATATCTGAACTTGCAAATATGGGCTACTATAACTTGAAAAATCAAAATATGGTATGTCAAACGATACTTTGTATTGTGAGACAGAGGTTGATTTAATTGGAACTACAAAAGACCGTGCTGTGCCACCGATTTGAACAACATTTGATGGGAGATTCACAGGAACAATGTTTGTAAAACTGTCCACAGTATCAACAATCTGTTGTTTTGGTGTTTGTGGCGATGGATTTGCACCATCATCTATCATGTATAAAACAAAAAACAATCCAATAAGGTTCACATCATTTGCAGTAGTTGCATTGGCAAATATGCATAAATCCCATGTTCCACTTTGCAAGAATTGTTGTTGATAACAAATCTCGTGCATTGAATTAGAGAAAGCAGTAACAAAGTAATCCTTATTTGGATTGATGTACAATGGAATCATGTTTTGAGAGGATGTGTTAGAAGCCATACCCAATGTGTTGATAGTTGTGGAAAAGTTGTCGGTGTAATTCAAATATAATGTTGCACCACCAGATCCACGGAAACCATATGGACCTGTTCCACCAGTTGTCCCGGTTGGACCAGTGGGACCTGTGTAACCAGTGTCTCCTTGATCTCCCTTGAAAACAGCAGAACCATCTCGTCCGGGAGGACCTTCTGGACCACCTGGACCAGTGGAACCAAAAGTTCCTGTTGGACCTGCAGGTCCTGTGCTACCAGTTGTACCAGTATCACCAATCGGTCCTGTTTCACCAGTCGGTCCTGTTGGACCTGTCGGTCCTGTTGGCCCAGTGCAACCCGTTGCACCAGTTGACCCGGTATCTCCCTTTCCTGCAAATGTACCTGGAATACCAGTAGGTCCAGCTGGACCCGTGGGACCTGTGCCTCCCGTATAACCAGTATCTCCCTTTCCTGCAAATGAACCTGGTATACCTTGCACACCTTGAGCACCAGTTGGACCGATTGAGCCTGGAGGACCAGTTGATCCTGTGGTTCCGGTTCCACCTGTCACACCCGTGGATCCTGTTGGACCAGTAGGACCTGTGGGACCAGTAGGACCTGTTTCACCAGTTGGACCAGTCGGACCAGTCGGACCAGTCGGACCAGTCGGACCAGTTGGGCCTGTTGCTCCCGTTGGACCGGTTGCTCCTGTTGGACCATCAATGCCATCCAAGTTCACATTATACAACCGACTTGATCCAAATGTGCCATAAATGTTGCGAACACCGCTTACTGTGATATAACCATTTGTTTTATTGTATGAAACAACACGTGCTTCAAAATAATTATTTGAGTTAGATGCATCAACAACCACAACGGAGTTTCCTGCAATGTATGCCAATTTTGTTCCAACAATCATGGAGAAAGAACCATCATACACGGGAGAAAGCACCATGGGTGCAGTTGTTTGTGTGTTGTAACGATCTCCATCCATACCAGTGCATCCAGTAGGACCTGTGGGACCAGTGGGACCAGTAGGACCATCGATGCCGTCCAAGTTGACATTGAATGTGCTGAAATAACTGGGACCGAATGATCCAACAATGTTTTGTATATTATATAGAATCATGTCACCAGTTACTTTGTCATAAGCGAGCACATGACCTTCAAACCGATTGTTTACATCGTATGCATCAACAACAATTACTGAATTGCCAGGAACATATGCAAGTTTGGGAGCAACTGTAAACATGAGGACTCCTCCCAATGTTGGACCCAACCATGTGTATGAGTTAATCTGTGTGTTATATCGGTCTCCATCCATACCTGTGCAGCCGGTTGGTCCTGTTGCGCCGGTTGGTCCTGTTGGACCTGTTGGACCTGTGCAGCCGGTTGGACCTGTTGCACCGGTTGGGCCGGTTGGGCCGGTTGGTCCTGTTATACCAGTAGGGCCAGTTGGTCCTGTGGGACCGGTTGCTCCCGTAGGTCCAGTTGGTCCTGTGGGACCGGTTGCTCCAGTTGGACCTGTTGCACCTGTGGGTCCCGTTGGACCTGTGCAGCCGGTTGGACCTGTTGCACCTGTTGGGCCGGTTGGGCCGGTTGGTCCTGTTCTACCAGTAGGGCCAGTTGCACCAGTGGGTCCTGTTGGTCCGGTAGGGCCGGTTGTCCCTGTGGGTCCTGTTGCTCCCGTAGGACCTGTTGCTCCCGTAGGTCCTGTTCCTCCGGTTGGACCTGTTGCGCCGGTTGGGCCAGTTGCTCCTGTGGGTCCAGTGGGTCCAGTTGGGCCAGTAGCACCGGTTGGTCCAGTAAAACCAGTAGGACCAGCAAAACCAGTAGGACCTGTGCAACCTGTTCCACCAGTAGGACCTGTTGATCCTGATGGACCGGTAGGTCCGGTAGGACCAGTGCAACCAGTTGCTCCAGTTGGACCTGTCGCACCAGTAGGACCTGTAGGACCTGTGCAACCAGTTCTACCAGTGGGACCTGTCGCACCAGTAGGACCTGTAGGACCTGTGCAACCAGTTGCTCCTGTTGGACCTGTTGCTCCTGTGGGACCTGTTGGACCGGTGGGACCTGTTGCTCCTGTTGGACCTGTTGCTCCAGTGGGACCAGTCGGACCTGTGCAACCAGTTCTACCAGTAGGGCCAGTCGCACCAGTTGGACCTGTTGCGCCAGTAGGACCGGTTGCGCCAGTTGGACCTGTTGAGCCAGTTGGACCTGTTGGTCCTGTGCATCCTGTTGTCCCGGTTGGACCTGTTGGACCAAATGGACCTGTCCAACCAGTAGGACCTGCATAACCCGTAGGTCCTGTGCACCCTGTAGGACCTGTTCCTCCCGTTGGACCAGTTCGACCTGTGGGACCAGTGTTGCCTGTTGGACCTGTTCTTCCGAAAGTGCCGGTTGGACCTGTAAAACCTTGATTTGCCAAGCCCATGCCGTAATATTCTTCCAAAATGATGCAGTTCATTGTGCTTGCATCGCTTATCAAGCCAGCACTGTATCCACCGCTGCCCTCCAACTGATAAAAAACACTGTAAGTAACATTTGAAATTGTATTCGGCACATGCATGAAGTTAAATGAAAACACATTTTGATATGGATTGCTGGATGTATTCGTCCCTAACAACACATCTTTTCCAAGAAGCGTGTAATAGACAGATGTGCTTAATTTATATACAACACCAATAATCAAACGTTGTCCAGCAGCAGCTGAGCAAGTAAAATTTAAATTCATTTGCACCTTTATTGCACTTGCAACATGCCGCGGTTGTATGCTAAGTGAATATCCAGCAGATGAAGCATCATAACAAAGCAATGTTGGCAATCCGTTATATGGAGCATTGGTGGAAGGTGCAGTTTGAAGTGTTTGTGAAAAGTCACTATTTTTGTACTTGTATTGAATGGTAACACCAGATTGGCCTTGCATACCGGTAGGGCCGATCACGCCATCCAAGTTAACATTGTAGTATCGAGATATCCCATAACCACCTACAATGTCACTGATGTTTCTTAGAACCAATGTGCCAGAAATGTCATCGGTTGTATATGTGTTGACAATTGCATTAAAAAAATTTGCACTATTTGCAGCGTCAACAACGACAACTGTGTTCCCCCCAATGTATGCTAATTTGTTCCCCACGTTCAGTGTTAATGTCCCATTTGTCACTGGATTTATTGTTATAGAGCTTCGGGTTTGGGTATTATACCGATCTCCTGCAGCACCAGTGACACCTGTACTGCCGGTTGGACCTGTTCTACCAATAGAACCCGTGGGTCCGGTGCAACCTGTACTGCCTGTGTCACCTTTAAAAACGGCTGCACCATCCCTACCCGTGGGTCCAAGTGGGCCTGTAGGACCGGTATCACCCGGTATACCAGTCGCCCCTAAAAACCCTCTTGGGCCTTGGGGACCAACTGGTCCTGTGTCTCCTACAGGCCGCACTAATTCTATACCACGGGTATATACTCCGTAGTTACTGTAGGACATGGCTATATAAATACTAAACAAACAATTTTATTCCGTCTTTTTGTTTTCACACACGGTGTTTGTTTGGTGTAGAATAGTAAAGCTTAGTATTTATATTTGGAAAAAATAAAATAATATGTATCGACCACATATTATCTTGCGACTTTTTTATAATGAACCAGAAGAGGTTGTCTATGTATATGGCGTCTTTAATAAATTAATAAATGACAGGAGTGATCTTTGCATACCATGATCCGCTGGTGAATGCAGCCAATGTTGGGCTGTATGCGCCTTCATAGTCACAAGCAGCAAACAATCTAAGAGTGAGTGAGTCATTAAAGGTGACACTATTCATGTCAAATACATCGCTAATGGTGAAACATTTTCGGTGTTCAGTGACTCCAAAGTGAGTGTTATTTATGTAGACTGGTGCGGTTGGTGTGTACACGCCATTCAGTGTTACGCCAGGATGTGTGTTATTGACCATTCCAAGATAACACACCAGATGTCCTTCCACGCCGTTTGTGGTGCAGTGAAGAGTTACTTCATAGTATCTGACACCAATGTTTGCGACATTAAATTTGAATGAAAAGGTGTTGCTGGCAAGAATGTTCAATGGAGTATAACCGCCGGATGCGTGTGGGATGTTCACGCTGGTGTTGATGGTTCCATTCCACACTTGTGAAAAAGGCAATGCTCCGTGGTCGGTTCGAATGGCGGGGTCGAGAGAAGCGTAGTACAATGAGTCCAAAGTGATGGTATTTGCAGAGAGATCATTTGCATAAACCAGGCCAGAAAACCCGGCATCTCCAGTTCCTCCGCTAATGTCGACAGTTTTGGTTCCACCACTGTTTTTCATAATCAAGTTTCCGTTTGCCACTTCGATCTTTCCTGGAAATCCGTTAAAGCCGCGATTCACATATAATCCGCCGTAGACGTTGAGAGCAACATCGGTGTCTGCCAGGTTTGTGCGGTAGCTGGTGGATGGGCTAACATATGGATCATCGAATCCGGTGGTTAAGTTTGGTTGATTTGTGATAGTTGCACCTCGCAAGATGCGAACATGACCAACACTGTCGGTGGCGCCATGAACAAATGACCCGCTGTTTGTGCCATCGATTGCGAATGTGAGGTATTGTTTCCAGTTATCTGTGCCATCTAAAAGGAGAACATTGGATTGTGATTGATTGAAAATGGTCACTGCATTGCGATCTGCGAAAGGGGCGTGATAAATTTTGAGAGATTCACCGCTTGCGCCGACAAGTGTGTTCACGGTAATGTTTTCAGTAACATTCAACCGATCTTGATAAATTTGATTTCCATTTACAGTGAGTGATCCGCGAATGATGACGTTGGTGCTGGAGTCCATGGAGGAGAACAGGTGTTCTCGTGAATAAAAGGAGTTTGTATTAACTTGGTCAGTTTGTTGATAAATGGGTCCCAATATGCGAGCACCATTGTACACTTGAAGACCATATCGACTTGGGATGGAGCCACCGATTGTGCCACCATTCACAGACAACTGACCATCAATTCCACCAACCACATATGGATTTACTTCAACAGTTCCGCTAATTTTGGTATTAACATAAATGCGACCACCAGTGCCATTGTTGCCGGGAGCAATCGGGCCCACAACCACTTCACCACTTTCAATTGACGTCACTAAATTGCATATGTCTTTGTCATAACCACGGCTACGTAAATAACTTCCATAATTAAAATACTTTTCACGGCAAATTTCAATGTGACTGCTCATTTGCTGTTGCTGTTGATAGCTATAATATATATAATAAAATACTAATATTTATATGTATTTTATGATAGTGAAGATATTGTGGTGGTGATGCGCATTTACCAACGCATGTCACTTGCGTGTTGAAACGGGCGATTATATTTTTCCACAACAAGTGGTTCTGGCATGAAAAATGCCATGCGATCATAATATTTTACTTCTGGCAGTTGTTTGAGTTGTGGATTAACGGGAGCTTGTTGTTCTACCAAATTAGTGGAGTTGATGCCGTAGAGTGCGGATTCGATGTCAACGGAATTGTGGGAGAAGGCTTCTCTCGACATGCGACTTGGCAATATCCCTACACTTTCGTATGGCAAAGCATTTTCATATGCACGTCCTGCATATCCGTGTTCATAACCCGCATATTCTCTTGCGCGATGTTGTGTGCGTTGTTCAATGCAATAATCGGAGCGAGTGTTTTTATTTCTGGTAGATGCCATTTTATTTTGACGATAACGGGAGAATAAGCGATGATGTATAGTCTATTAGTACACAATATTATTTTTGTTATTTTTGACACATGATTTCAATACATTCGATTCAGTGTCTCCAATAATTCACATTTGAGAGATTCCGGCACATCTTGACCAATGTTCAATTCAACTAAACATTTGTGAAATATGTCAAATGTTTCATATGAAAACATCATGCAAAACAAGAGTTCATCATTGTCTTCTCCCATTCCATCTTCTGACATTATTTGTAGTGTTGTTTTATTCTCCGGTTTCTGCACATGCAATGGATGATTTTCAAGAATATTTCTAATTGTGATGTGATCTTTAAATCTTGCGTACAATTCTGACAAGATTTCATTGATTTGGGAGAAGTTTGCGTCATCTGACTCAAGTCCAAATGCTTGAAGAAATTGGACTTTGAACAGTAAATCGCATTCTTCGGCGGTATCCATCATTTTGTAGGTTGGTATAAACCCAAAGTTGTAACATTTTTCTACATTCTCCATTTTTGTATATACACATGAAATTCTCCTTTAATTCATATTATTTTTCATAACATAATATGAATGCTTTTGTCATTTTTACTTGTAAAGGTATTCCTGATCACGAACTAATTCACGAGAAGGAACACCGCCGCGCACCCAACCATCCGCTGCGGCACCTTCAACATAATTGATGGGATTGTTGATGGTGTCTGCCAAAGCGGGGAGAAGTGGGTAATTGCTGTGAGCCATGAATGACTGTTCCGTGAGATTGTTGACAGTTTTGCGGTTGGTGTTGCTATCTCCCTGGAGAAGATGAGATTCAATGTTGGGGTCAACCTTTCCGCGTCCTAAATATGGAACAGTTCTAAAGGGGCGTTCCAAGAGGCTGAGTTTGCAGCGTGGGTGAGACGGGACGGAGCCAATCAACAATTCGGAGTTGATGTCGATGTTGCAGCCGCCAGCCCCGGTGTGGTGACCTCCCTTATAGAAGACATTTGGTTGACTGGTTGCAAAAGCAATGGGGCGTTCCATCTGACAGTCTGACGAAAAAAAGTTGCTTAATGCGTAGTTGGCGGAATTCAGATTTTGCACATTGCGTTGACTTAAATCACAGCTGTCATTTCCAATGCGGGACAAGTTGTCAAATGTGTAGCTTTGAATGAATGCCATGTTTTTAGCGGGTAAAATGCCGTATATACATACAATAACATTTTATTGGCCAGTGATAGCACCAATTCGTGAGTTTATGCGTCCGCATGCAAATTCATCCCCCTCCTTGCATGATGTCATATCTCCATAGCAATATTTTGCAAATGCGGTTTGATCGTTTGGAATTCGTGAATTGGGCGTGGCATAAAAGTTGCGCATTGATGTTTCAAACACCGAATTATCACCTAAAGTACCAAAAAGCTGATCATATGTTTCTTTGCTTGAGTGATTGGGCGGCCCATCAATTGCCATTGCGCCATCCTTGACTAAATTGCTTGCATTTTTGTCAAAGTTTCGGCTAACAAATTGTTTGGTGGATTCATTGATTTCTGCTTCAACTGCCGGGTTGAATGCCGGGGCAGCATTTCTTCTCTTTGGATTTCCAGTGATTTCAGTAAGCAGTGGGTTCATTAACGGATTGTCAACTGTGGGTGCAGTAAATTCTCCCTTTAATGCGTTATAGAACTCCGGTTTATTGATGTTATTGCTGAAACCTTCGGTTGTTTTTACAGCTGCAGACGCGCTGGCCTTTGGATTTGCTTGAATTTGGTGTATCAACGCAATAACTCCCAGCGTTACAGCGCCAATCATGAATACGTTTGTTGACATGGTAATTAAATATCCTAAAATTGTCAAGAATAATACTAACCTACTGGCAGCGTTCAGCTTTTCTTCTGAACTCATTCCTCTCTTTGGCCACACTTGATTTATGTAATCTTTGTTCAATAAAACGGTGGGGTCTTTCAACCAAAAATCTTGTGAATTCATTTTCGGTCGGTGTTGTGCAGTATATATTTGGTTGATATATACTTTACTCATATAAATCGTGGCTTTCTCATTTTCTCCATTTCATGCGTGATTGTTGCTCACCACAATAAAATAGTTGAGATATGATGCAAATGCAATCCAACCAATGTATGGCAACAATGCATATCCTGCAATTCGGTCCACATCCCATGATTTCATGATCAATCCAATTGTTAGCAAGATCATTCCTCCAATAATGCCCAGTGATACAACTGGGTTTTTAAATGTAAAAAATGCAATGCTCCATGAAAAATTCAGCAATAGTTGAACTTCATAAGTTGGAAAGTATGATTTTATAAATTCAGTGCTCCCTAAAGTCGTGTACATTCGCACTGCATTCAATCCAAGCAATACATACAATATCGGCCACACAATTGGAAACACATAACTCGGTGGTGTAAGTTTTGATTGTTTCAAGGTTTTATACCACTTCGATGTGGTTGGTTCTGTCGCATTTCCACCAAAAAATGACACTGCTCCCGATCCAACCAATGGTTGCAATCCTAACACTGATTTTATTCCCAAATCTTTCATGTGTATTATATTCATTTCTTATTCTTTTTCTTTCCAGATGATGATGATTTCTTCGTGCTCTCTTTTTCTTCTTCTTGCAACAATGCCGCTGCATTTGCCAGTGCAATTCTCTCCGCTTCAACCGCGCTTACTTGTTTCACACGCGGTGTGCGTTCCACTTGTTCTCCTGTTGAAAACACGTGTGTTGTTTCTCCCACCACGGAAGATGCATCTTTGTTCTCATTAAGTTTTTTAACCATGCGTTCTCTCATTTTTGCTTGACGGATGTTGCGTTGCAGTTGTGATTGCATTGCGCCAACATTGACTTTTGCATTTCCTTTTAGTCCGTCTGGCATTGGCATTCCCATTTGACTTAACATACTTGCAATGTTTCCCATTCCAGGCATGCTCTTCATTTTGCTCATTAAATCACTTGCTTCTTGCATGATTTCACTTTCCTTGAGTTCTCCTGATTTCAGCTTTTTGTCCAGTTTTTCTCCCACTGTCTTGACCAATCCTGACAATTTTCCTGGGTTTTTGAACAATTGTTGAAAAACGCCTTTCACTGAGGATTCGCTGGTCATGTCAATGTCCAAATCTTTGGCGGTTTCTTCTGCAATCTCCTTTGCCAGTGTGCCAATTTTGCCATTTAACAATCCACTCAAATGTTGGTGAATGCTATCTGGGTTTGGCATTCCACCACTTGCACCCCCCGCTGCACCAGCACCATCTCCACTTGCTCCCTCACTCCCACTCATAAACCGTTTCATGAATTCTTCCGCGGAGCCTTCTCCTCCACCTGCATCACCGCTTGCTCCCTCACCACCCGCACCACCACCCGCACCAAACATCCCATTCATGCTCTCAATCACCTCTTCTAACTTGTTCTTTAATTCTCCTTCATCAATGGCTTCAAACAACTTTGCAGTATCTCCAAATGATCCTGCATCTGACACATTGTTTATGATTGAAAACATAATTAATTGCAAATATTTCCATATCGCATCACGCGTGTTATCAGAGATGTCGGTCTTCCAAAGGATGCGAAAGTCAATTCCCGGGAGAAATGCAACATTTATGCTCGAATCATCAAACATCTTGTCATTTTTATAAAGCAAATCAAAGAATCTTGGAGGATAAACATCTCTACTGTATTCGTAAAGAGTAACACACTGTTCCGGTGTAATAGCAATTGTTTCAGCTGACACAATCTCCGAAAATGTCTGAACAACCTCTTCATATTCCGGAAATGTCGTGCGAATGTCACGAATAAAATCAACAATCACACTTTTAAATTCATCTGGTATGTTTTCATACACCACTTTTGCAGGAGCTGACTGTGGCGCAGGAGCAGCCTTTGCTTTCTTATTCGATGATGACGGCATTTTCGACGTTATCAAAAATAAGTATATGAATTTATGTATTTTTATTTCACATGCAATGTTTAAGCTATTTTCATGGATGATGGTTTTTTTTATGTGAATTATAGTGCATAATTTTGACGAGTGGTTCTCCGATATTCGCCGCTATATTGTTGTTGTTGGTAGGGTTGATTGTACTGGAACTGACTTGTGGCGGGTTGTTGATATGATTGTTGTTGTTGCAATGACGGGGCTTGTTGCATGCGTGAATACTCCATTTGTTGAGGTGGTGCACGATATTGGCCACCCATGTTTCCACTTGTTATGAATTGTTGTTGTTGTTGTTGTTGTAGTGCCATCATTTGGGGAGAAGGCCCTTGTGGAGGATAATATTGTTGAAATTGTTGTTCTTGATAGGGTTGTCTTTGTTGTTGTTGTGGTGCTTGTTGTAATTGTTGTTGTTGTTGTTGTTGTCTTCTCCCTTGATCAGGATTGAGCGGACTATTTTCGATTTTCACTTCATTCATGCGTTGTTGCTGCATTTGTTCGACAGATATTTGTCCAATTTTGTCGGGAGAATATGTGTCGGGAGGAGTTTCAATCTTTTGATTGAAATCAATGGTTGCATAGTTGTGAAGTTGTCTTAGGCCGCCGGTTCCATCTTTTGCAGCCAATTCATCCGGTGTTTGATCTAAATAACTGTATGTGTCTGAAACTACTCCAAATCCTCCCAATTCTCCGCCACACAGGGAGAATGCGCATGGTTCTCCATTAAACCCCGTTGCAGCCGCATTTGCGGCATTGTCTAATGGTTGCAAATGTTGAAGAATTTGATCTCCATACAACACTTGATGACCTTTATTCAGGAGAAGCAATGCTGGCACTCGATTCACTTGTGGCGGGAGCAACACTTTATCTCCAGTTTCAAGAACAATGTGCCAGGTTGCCGGTCCGGTTTTAATCCGTTTATCAATGCATATGAAATGTATGTCTTCATTGATCTTGCTTTTGGCAAGTTTGGTTAAAATCGTTTTTGATTTATCACAAAAATTGCTGTAATAAATAATGCTGGACATTGAATACTATGAATGCTTGTTTTTAACCCAGATTTTAAACTTAAACAATAGACGCTCCTAAACTGCATACTCTGCTGTTGAAAAATAAAAACAAAAAATTGATATTCATTTATACTTTATCTTTCATCTATATAAGTCAAAATGTCATCTGCAACTGCTGCTCCCACTGAAGTTTCTGCTGCCAAGTATATTCCGCGCATCGTGTCTCGAAGTGAAGACAACGGTCATCTCCGTTTTACCATTGAAAACATTAACGTCAGTTTAGCAAATGCATTGCGTCGCATCATTCTCTCAGATATTCCTACATTTGTCTTTCGCACATTTCCTTATGCTGAAAACAAGGCATCCATCACTGCCAATACTTCACGTCTCCACAATGAAATCATAAAGCAACGGCTCAGTTGCATTCCCATTCACATCAATGACATGGATTTCCCCTACAAAGAGTATCAGCTCGAAGTCGATGTCACAAACACCACTGATTCCATTCGTTATGTCACAACTGCTGACTTCAAGATTCGTAATAAAACAAATGATAAGTATTTGACTGATTCAAAAGTTCGTGAGATCTTTCCGCCGGATGCTGTTACGGGTGACTTTATTGAGTTTGCTCGTCTTATGCCGAAGATGACAGAATATGGCGAGGGTGAAAAATTGTCGCTTACTTCTGATTTCGACATTGGAACTGCCAAGCAAGATGGGGCGTATAATGTGGTTTGCACGTGTGCATATAACATGACGATGGATGCAGCCAAAGTTCAGGAAGCGTGGCGCATAAAAGAATCCGAGTTTGTCAAAGAAGGCATTGTGCTGGGGTCTGATGAAATGGCGGATCAGAAGAAGAATTGGTTATTGCTTGATGGTCAGCGTTGCACGAAGGAGAATAGTTTCGACTTTGTTATTGAGAGCATAGGGGTTTTTACAAATTCCAGCATTGTTTCAAAGGCTGCGCAGATTATGATTAACAAATGTTTGAAATTTATTTCTGACATTAAATCGGGAGAAAATCGCATTGTTCCATCTGCATCTACTTTGCAGAATGGTTATGACATTGAGCTTAAAAATGAGGATTACACTCTTGGAAAGGCAATAGAGTTCTTTATTCATGACAAGCATTATATTGAAGACCAAAGTGTCTCTTATTGTGCATTTAACAAGCGTCATCCTCACAGCACTGATAGCATGATTCGTGTTGCATTTGTTGAAGCGATTGATGATGCAATTGTGTCAACATACATAACAAATTGTGCCCAGGACATTATTTCAGTATTTGAACAGATACAGTCTCAATTTGCGGAATATTAGTGTGCGCGTGCATTATCAATGCAAAATCTTAAAACATCTTAAAAAAACCTTAAAAAAACATGGACATTTGCCACCACAACATGTCTATGTTTTTTTTTTGTTTCCAATCACTACCCTAATTGCCACATAGGGCTGTCATGATGAATTGGTGTTTTATTTTGTTTCATGGGAAGAATCCTCCACAATGTTGTCATGAGCATCATCTTCACCATCAGAGTCATCATCATCCGAGTCACAATCATCCGAGTCATAATCACTGTCGTCATTGCACTGACTGCAACCACTGCAACAACCGTCATCCTCTTCTTTATTCTCATCCATGTATTGTTGGATATCTTTTTCGAATTGTTCAACATCGAAAGATGCATTTTCATATTGATCACGCGTGCGTTTTGGTGCTTTCTGTGAAGCGATTGAAATCGGCTTGATGGTAATCCTTGTCCGCGTAATAAATACGAATGGGTTGTAATTTGTCATAAATTCACCAGACATTAACCGTTTCTCCCAGATGGCATATTGTGCCCCTGCACTTTTAGGGTCGTTGTAATATGAATGGTAGTAATCAAAGAATGCATCTGGCACAAGCATGTTTATATCCGATGGAGTCACATTCATTTTGAACACAGAGTTATTCTCCAAATCTGCAAGTGCAAACATTGAAGCCCATGATCTCTCCAATCCATTCTGCACAATCTTGCATTCGTATTGTTGTATTGAACTCATTTTCAGAATGCGATACAACGCCAACAATTTCCGAATGATCAAACACATTTCAGCAAACAACGTGACGTAATTCATTTTGAAGATCGATGGTGTAATTATGTTACACATAAGTTGTCGAGATCGTTCATTCAACATTAGCAATCGATAATTCATGTTTTCGCAGATGCGAAAGTCGATTCCGGTTAATCCAACATGTTCGGTGCCAGGAGGGAATTTTGCAATATACCATTTTGACACAGTTTGCATCATGGTTCTTGACATGTTTTCGGCAAATTGTCGTTCAACTGCATATATATGGAGCAGTGACTCGTATGCAATGTCAGTAATGGGAGTATTCACATTTCCAAACGGAAACTTGTTTTGAGATGTGACGCTTGAAATATGATTCATAAATGATAACACTCTGTTTTCCATGTAAGGGATTTCCACAACATTGGCCAATGTGGCATGCAGATAATTGTTAAACTGTTGTGACTGTCTTGAAGAATAGTACTTGAACATTCGCGAATGCTTTGGAATGCTTTACACATTTTATTGATTTTTGTTTTCAATTTTTTATCATGACACTGACACCCGCCCACCATGACCCATTATTGGCTTGTCTCTGCACCATCTGTGGGTTCCTGAGATTCATCCGTTGTTATTTTTGCAACATCTGACGCAACTTCTGTCACTTTATCACCACCATCACCACTATCACCACCATCACCAGATGAAGCCACCTTTCGTTTCTTATAACCAGTCATGTTTAAACACTGCAATTGTTGCGATGGTGTGAGTCCATTAACATATTCGATCACAATGCTCATAGTAATGTATTTACCTTCATCACGCATTTTCTTTGCCAAATAAATTTCATGATGCAATTGAAAAGCAGACCACCGGTATTCCTTTGGCAACTGATTCAATGGCATTTGTTTTTTCACATAACAACTGATGTAATGTCGGTAAAGATTGGATGTGTATGTGTGCAATTTGTCTCTAAATTCACGAAATGGCTTGCCATGACCCGGGTATTCCTTTAAATGTTGATCCACGCGATGCTCTCGTCTCAAAAACAAGTACTGCGTCATCAACTTCACTTCACGACCACGACGATGTTTAACCTCCTCAAACTTTTGATTCCTATATTTGAAGCGGTCGCCAGTGCTGCGATTGTGAATGACGACACCTGCAACTTCAACTGCAGTTTCTGATGAGGCATACATTTCTTTGATGTCTTTTACAGTTGCGGTGGAAACTGCTTGAGTCTCATCCTTGTTTCCAGATAGAGTTCGAGGAAACCAGCACAATGACCCTGCGAACCATTGATCCGCAGTAGAAGTGTTGCTGCAGACTTCAGTAATGACACCGCTATCACCACCTTGAAACCCATATGCCGTGATAAAGTAAAGCCGTGCCTTATCAACCTGGTTTGCAATTGGATTGTTAGGATGCTGCATGACAAAACTATATGAAAACTCCTTAGGAAGTGTCTCTAAATTGATCTTAGAATCACGCAATGTTTCAAAAAAACGACTGTGCAGCGCTTTTTGACCGGTAAGCTTGGCACCACCTTCATCTTCTTTTGATTCTGCAGGAACAGTGAATGCAAGCGTTTCTGCAACAGAAGAAGTCAACGGAATTGCGTCGGAACCAACACAGCTTCGAGTTGCGACCTCCCAAAAGCCGCTGGTTCCATCATCATTATCCGCAACATCATAAAACAGATTGAACATGATGCCTTCAACCAATTCCTCCGCAGACAAATAGCCGGTTGATTCAATAGGAGAATTTACAATGCAATCTTTGACATCGTCTTCATTTGGATGCGTCATTTTGGGGGGTGAAAATGCCTTTATTTCACCGCGTGAATTTAAAACAACGGAGCGCAATAGTCCGATTGTGCCATAAGCTTCAGGGGCCAATGATTTACGTTCGTATTTCAACACAAAATATTTGTTTCCATGTGAATGCATGGGACGCAATGTAAGCCCGTTCTTCTTCAATAATGCATCCAATTCATCCTGTTTTTCAGAGGAAGGAGACGATAAAACGTCACGAATCAACGAAAACACATGTTTGATGTCCTCTACTTTAAAAATGTCCATATTAACACCTTCACTACAGTACAAAATGATTGTAGCTTTAAGTGTTTACACATATTTGTTATATTTTTTAATAATTATTGTGGAGTGCACGATAATTATTATGAATGAAGTTGTTGCAGCACGACATAATCCGTTTAGTTGGAATAAGCCAAACCACCCATGCCGCTCATGACACGAAGAACGTTGTAGTTGACAGCATAGACGCGAACCTTGGCAGTGTTGGTGCCCTCAACGGTGGCGTTGGAGAGAACAAGCTGCAAAGTGGCGTTGTCAATGCGGGAGAAGTTGCAAGAGCCGGAGGGCTGGTGCTCTTCAGGGCGCAGGGCAAAGGAGTAGACGTTGATGCCAGTGTCGGGAGCACGAGTGTGGTGCTGGTAGGGCTGGACCAAGTCGAAGTAGGTGCCTTCACGCTCAGAGAAGCGGTCCTGACCGTTAAGCTGGAGCTTAGCAGTCACGACGGGGTTCTCACCCCAGCAGTGGAGGTCAAGGGAGGTCTCAGTGAGAACAAAGGTGCCAGCGTCGGAGACACCAGAGTTCTGAAGAGCACCAGCAAAGTTGGGAGAAGTGTAAGACTCACCAGCTCCGCCAACGCCACCGGTCCACCAGGAGGTGGAGGGAGTGGAGGCGTTCTGAGCATCCATGGCACCAGCGTCGTTGAAGAGGCCGGAGGCATTGATGTAAGAAGTGGCGGTGTTAGCAACAGAGTCGTGGCTGCCGAAAGCGTGGATGGCATTGGGAAGAGCATCGACGGCATCGGTGTAGTTGAAGGGCTGAGCGCCGAGCAAACGGCACAAGATGCTGCCGCCCTCAAGAGAAGAGCAGTAGTCGACGTTCTTGTCGGGCTGGACAACCCAGATGAGCTCCTTGCAAGGGTGGTTGAAGTTGAGCTTGATCTTGTTGGAAGAAGAACCAACAGACTCATCACCAGTGAACTGGAGCTGCTCAATCAAGTACTCATGGGGGTTCTGAGCCATGCGTCTGCGCTCATCAGTGTCGAGGAACACGTAGTCGACATAGAGAGAAGCAGCAACGAGGGACTGGTTGTAAGCAGAAGTGACCTTCTTGGAGCCAGTGCCGTCAGCAAGAGTAGAAACAGCCCACAAGCATTCGTCGATGGGACGGATGTCAAGGTTGATCTTAACCTCGTGATACTGGAGGGCAATCAAGGGAAGAGCCAGACCAGGGTTGCGGCAGAACCAGAACTGGAAGGGGACATAGAGGGTGGTCTCAGGGAGGCATTGCGAGGAGCGCACACCTGACGGGGAGCGGTGGAGTCGCAAGGGCCATCAATGTCGTTAAAGGAGGGGTCAGTGATGAAGGTCAACTGAGTGGTGTTGCCGATCATCTTGAAGTAGCCACGCTGCTGCTCAGTGGACATGGTGAGCTGGTTCCAGATGTGCATCCAATCACCGTACTGGCGGTCGATGCGCTGGCCACCGATCTCAACCTCAACCTGAGAGATAAGCTGCTCTCCGGGGAAGTCAAGCCAACGAGCGTAAACAGCACCGGCAGTGTTCTTCATGGCCTGGTTGATTTCAGGGAGGGTGACCTGAAGGTAAGTGCGGTAAGCAAGATCACCGTTGCGGGAGATGGTGCAAGTAACGCGACGACCGAAGTCAGCCTGGCCGTTGAAAGTCTGCTCAATAGACTCCATGGCAAAGTTAGTGTGGCGCTTGTAAGAGACCTTCCAGAAAGTGATCTGGGGGTTGCCGGTCAGGTAAACATCCTGAGCGCCGTAGGCAACGAGCTGCATTAATCCTCCACCCATGTTTGTATATTTGTTGTTATACTATTCTCTAAGAAAAAAAATCCCCTAAAATCGCTATTTTCAACGAATTTCATCCATCGCCATTTTTCCTAAATAATGTGCATCACTATTCTGCTCATTCTTTCATCTCCTTTTCTCCCTTAATATCTTCTCATTTTCAAAATCAAACGCACTGACACTATTACACTTCAAAAGCAATTAAATATAAACTATAAATAGTAACAGTGCAAAAAATGCCATCATTCAAGTATAAACCTCCCAAAAAGATCATTCTGAATGAAAAAAGCATAACCACCTTGGACAACAAGCACCGCGAAATCCAAGCTGAACTTGCCAATATTCAAGAAGTCGTTGTTCCCGAATTAGTCGAAGAACGCAAACTTCTCAAAACTCGGCTAAAAAATGGCATCGATAGCATCGAAGAAACCATGGAAGTCAAAGATCGCATTAAAGAAATAAAAGCCATCATAAAAGATTATGATGCAAATTTCAAAAACTATTATTTAAACAACAGTCAATACATATTTGAATATTTTGAGAATAAGAAAACAATAACAAATGGAACAAACAAAACGGTTATTTTGAATTCATTCTTCAAGGTCCCTGAGGCGGTGAAGGCAGAGGAGATGCACGTGTTAAATCACAACAATGTGCAAAAGTATCTTGCCAACATTGATCAGTCCTACATTGATATAAGCAAATATGTATACCCCACTGATGTGTGTCGTTTTTGCAACAAGGGAGAAATGATCCCGGTGGAAAGTGAAGGAATTATGGTGTGCAACAGTTGTGCAAAACATGTATTATTTCTTATTGAAAATGAGAAGCCTTCATACAAGGAACCACCAAAAGAAGCATGTTTTTATGCATACAAACGCATTAATCACTTTAGAGAGATTCTCGCACAGTTTCAAGCCAAAGAAACAACACTCATTCCTGAACAAGTCCTTGAGAGCATCAAACAACAAATCAAAAAGGAGAGAATCGACATCTCCCAATTTACAAATAAAAAGGCGAAGGAAATCATGAAAAAACTTGGTTTCAATAAATACTACGAACACATACCATTTATTAAAGATAAACTCGGCATTAAACCCCCCATCATGACTCCAGAGCTTGAAGAACGGCTGTGCAATCTATTCATGGAAATTCAAGGACCTTATGCAAAATATTGTCCCGACAACCGTGTCAATTTCTTAAATTATTACTACACTGTCTATAAATTGTGTGAATTATTAGGGCGCAGAGAGTTTCTCCCCTATTTCCCCATGCTCAAAGATCGTGAAAAACGCATCGAACAAGATGAAATCTGGCGCAAAATATGTGAAGAACTTGATTGGGAGTTCATACCAACTCCTTAGTTTTTCGTTCATAATCGCGATCTCTGCGGCAACATTGCTATGTGTGTCAATGACGGCGCCACCGGTGTTATTTTTGACAACAAATCAATGCAATATTCAAGACGTGTTGACAAATCATTCTTTTCCTCCTCTTTCTCCTCTTTCTCCTTGCGTTTATTCCACCACCTCATAGTGCAATTAAACAATTGTTTGTGAAAAAAACTGTATTCCGGCGGATTGTTCATTTGTTATTTTCAGACATGCTCAGCTTTTATATCAATAACCATTAAATCATAAATTGATCAACCAGTTTTCGAGCAAACACAATGTCACTTGGATAATGCAGGCCTGCTTGCACTCGAACAACTGCACACTTCTCTGCCATCTCAAATAATGCCTGTGTTTTTGATGGAAATTTCCTCGACAACACGTGAGCTAAATAATATGTCTGAGCGGCATGCCCACTGGGATACGCCGGTGTTTCTGCAGTTGGAGTTTCAATCAATGTTCCATTCTCCGGATTTATGTGTTCGGGAGATATTTGGGCCGGTCGTGCTCTATTATAAAAATATTTTGCTCCACGCAATATCACATACAAACGCGTGTTCAACAATATTCGTGTCATGTCCTCCAAATCCATCTCCTCCGGTTTGATGATCCTTTGAAATGCAACCGCAGGGTTTGCATCTGTCATGTGAAAAAACTCAACATCCGACGGCATGCGTTTTAACACGTAATCCTTGATTACTACCTCGACTTCTGCTCTATTGTCTGGATACGCTGGAATAGTTGGATACCACCAATAGTAACGCTTTTGTTGAAATAATAACACCATCACATAAATAATAACAATGACCACTCGCTTGTGCAACAAACGCGGATCATCCTCCATTAATTCTCGATGCGATGTCTGAATGCGTTCTCTTAATGAAGCCGCAAAAATTGACTCTTTGCGTGGCGGTGGAAATATTGCTTTTTTTATTTGTGGGAACGCATTAATGATCATATAATTTTATTTATAAAATCATTATATATTTATTTGCATTGAAACCAATGTTACATTTACATGATCTTCATAGAATTAAAAACGAAGAGGGGTGGGAAAACCAACCAAATTAGCACCAATGCCAAACCCAGCACCAGTGCGAGCAGAAACCGCAAGACTGGGAACATAAGTATCAAGAATGCTAAAGGTGGCCGCAGCAGTCAATGCAATGAGAGCAACCTCATCAAACGCCAATGAACGCTTGGGAATGGCATACGCAGCAATCGCCACCATGATACCTTCAACCAAGTACTTAATAGTTCTCTTAACGAGCTCTCCTAAATCAAACACGCCAGACATTTCAAGTTGATATATAAATATTCGTAAGAAAAAAGAAATCAATTTGCAAAACAGTATTAATAAGCTAAATAAATTACTTAAAAATATAGATTTAAACAAGCAAACGACCAATGTCAATCTTTAGAAAGAAACCAAATGGCGAACCAGAAGGCGTCACCTTGCAGAAAAATCGCGATGGCAGTGAAAATCCGGCATATGTTGACTTGTTAGATGAAGACAAGCCAATCGCTGGTCAGAAATTCGCATGTCTATCTTTTATTTCTCCTGAAGAAATCATCAAACAGAAGGATCATTTCTTTTTTGAAAAGTTCTTGCATTATTGGGATTACAATAAGTCTATGGAGAAGTTTATTCAATTCTTGAATTTTCTTTCATTCAAGCATCATTTGGAGTTTGACAAGATTACTGAAGATTTTCAGGAGTTTACTAAAGAAGAAAAGGAACAGTTGCAGAAGACGAACATTTATGATGAATACAAGACCTTTTTGGACAAGAATGAGGAAGAATTGGAGGCAAAGTTTGGGGAGAGTCATGGGTTTCAGACTTCTGTGCGTGGACTAAAGGTTCGAGGTGTGTTTGGCACGCAAAAAGAGGCAGAGTTGCGTTGTCAAATGTTGCGGGAGGTTGATCCCAATCATGATGTCTATGTTGGTCCTGTTGGTATGTGGGTGCCATTCCATCCTGAAGCATACAAGACCGGTCGTGTTGAATACATGGAGGAGACGCTAAATCAGTTGATGGCAGAGAAGAAGAAAAATGAAGAACATGCAAAGGCAGAGTTTGACAAACGTGTCAAAGAATCAAAGGCCAAGGCAATTGAAGAAAACAAGAAGTTGGCTGCAAAGACTGGTAACAAATTGACACAGATGGTCACAGAAGACGGTGAGCTGGTGGGTGTTACCGAATCTCCTTTAAGCAGCAGCAACATTAGCATGACTGTCGAGGAGGTAAGAAAGGAATTGTTTGAAGGTGACGATATTGTAATGGACAAGAATACCGATCGTGGACTTTCACGTCTCACTGAAAATCAAGAGAAAGAATAATCAGTTATGAAAATCATGGTTGATTGGAACATCTTTTTACACCTTTTTGCATTTCAAACGTCTTTTTTGCGCATTTTTTGTGTTTAATACATATACATGTATACAATAAAATTGTTGAATTAAATAGAAAAGACTATTGTTGTGGAAGAGGAATGTCTTGGGGTAAATATAAATTATAAATAATCGGCATTTGAAATGTAAAAAGGTGTAAAAATATAACAACATAATGTTATTTATCAAATTGACAATGACATTATGGGGCAAAATTTTCAACAACAACAATTATTATTGTGCAAATGCTTATAATTTTGTGCAAAGTATGGATATTGGATGTGGATGTGGGATGGTAAAAATCATCCAATTGATAGAGTCCCAACTACACATTCGAACCTGATAAAAAGAGATTGCTCAGCTATAACCTACCATCTGCTTTTTTTGACATTGATTTTCGGTCCTGCACCCTTTTTCTTAACATTTGCAGGATCATATTGTTCCTCTTCTTCATCATCTGAATGAATGTTTTTGCTCATCTCCCAAAATTCTTTGCTCCCCAGTTTAAATGGCGGGTGGCTTGCAGCTTTATACCATTGAACCTGATCTGTCAATTTATTTGACTTGGCGTTGTTATTTATTACTAAACATTCAAAATTCTCAGTGCATTGATCCATGACCTGACAAAAACTCTCAAATGTTGGAAACATTCCAGCATAGTTGTCATATATTCTTTTTCGATTTGCTATGTATGGTTCTCTCAATATAAATACGTAATCTATGTTGGTTCTCAAGTTCGGAGGAATACCCAGCGGATATTGCATTGTAATCACCAGCATGATCTTCCAATGACGCCCGTTCATAAACAACAATCTCATCATAATGTCTTTTGTCCATTTGCTATCATACAAACAATCATCTAACACAACAAATGTCCGTGGATCAATGCTCGTCTTCTTGTATGTCTCCATCTCCTTTTTCACTTGTTTCAACACAGCCTTTTGTCTTTTCAAAATATTCTCAATAATTGCAGTATTGTATGCATCATGAATAAATAGTTTGGGAACATGTGCAGCAAAAAAACCGTTGCCTGCCTCTGTTCCTGAAATCACCGTCCCAATCGGTATATCCTGATGATAAAACATAAGATCCTGCACTAAATAACTTTTACCTGTGTCACGACGACCAATCAACACAATCACCGGACCCTTGTTCTCATCCGGCCTAAAGCTAATTGACCTCATATCAAATTTTGTTAATTCAAGATTCATCTGTGTTTATTTTTTATATACACTTTTGTTGTGTTTAATCAAACGCAATACATTATTTATTGCAAACATTCACGCTGCGTTTGCAATAAGTATCAGAAATTTCATTGCATTCATGCATTCACTACTTCGATCCCTCCATTGAACGGGACATTAACCATGGTTTCTTCCTTTGACTCGATCACATCAACCACATGCGGGGATACATCTATCGCGGGAGAAGACGTCAATGCCACTCCTCCTGGTTTAAAGTAATCTGTCCAAAATTTCTTCGTTCCACCGTCATACACACCCGCATATCCTGCACTGACCATTTGAGAATTAATGCTTGTTGCATCTCCTTCCTTCCACAATTCTACCAACAATCTCCCATATTTGTCAAAACCTTTCCCTTTCACCAGGAGAATTGAGTTCACTTCTTTGCATATATTTCGTATCTCTTGACGCGTGATCTCTAATCCAGGATTTGCATTTGTGATCAGGCGAATCAAATAATTTCTCGCTTGTTTTGCTGCATGTTTCACATCTTCATTGCAAGATCTCATCTCTGGAGTGTCGATTCCATGCAAACGTGCATTCATTCTATAGTACGTTTCATTCACCTTCACTGTCAAAGTCACGGTGTCTCCATCGTAAATGTCCAATATCTTTGAATAAAAGTCACGATCCGACAACGTAAATTCAGGTGTATTGTCGTACGAAAATTGCAACAATCGCGACGCTTTCGCCTCAACCGGTGTTTTCAATGATAACAATGACTTCAGTGATTGCATTCTGCTTTTATATTATGGTTTGTATTTAAATATCTACATTCACATCTAATCAATTTTCTTTCGGCGCGTGTGCTTCAGTTTTCTCCCACCATGTGATGCTTCATTCGCATGTCGTGTGCGTTTGTTCCGCGATGGAGATGATGATTCTGGAGATTGCAATGATTTTTTCTTGCTGGGAGAAGAACCCGGCGTTTTTTTCTTGGGAGAAGCTGCCATTCTCGACAATGGTATTGTTTGCAACTCATACAATATTTCGTTCTGCCCTTCTTGACAATGTGCTGCACTTACCCACAAATCTTGATATATTCCATAATTCGCCAAATAATATGCAGAATGTGATGCCGTGTATTTTAATTCAATCGGTGGTGATAAATTTGCTATTCTAAACACTCTATCGGGTGAATGTAACAACCGCCACATGGATTCATACAATACCACTCCTCCATTTGTGCAGCCAATGCTACGCAATGCAAAATAAGGGGTTGTCTCAACAACGCTGTCTGCATTCATTCTCCTTGCATGCAAGCATTCATATTTAATGTTGCTCCCTTTTTTTAATTCCATCTTTATGCGTTCCTTGCTTGTTGCAACATATGAATTATTTGATATTTTGAAAACAACGTTGTCCGGGTTTTCATCCAAATGACTTTGCACACTCACCTCATCCAATGTTATCATGTCCATTATCATGAAATTACGGTCAAAGTGCACATTGCTTGGTGCTTCTGCAATGAACACGGATGAAGATGGTGCATACCTCAAGTTATATTTTAACCTTCCATCATTTTCCATCAACATCGGAATGTCATTTGGATCTTCTGGGAATTCAGGATCTCCTCCATCGTCAAAAAGAAACAAGTCTTCATATTCCGCATCTTGATCATTTTCATCACTTTCATCACTACTGTTGGACAGTGTCTCCTGAACGCGTAGATGCAACATAGTATTGTATTCATGCAAATATTGACTTTCTTCTTCTGGTGAATATCCATTCACAATCAAAGAACGTGGAGTACCAAGAATGTGAAAATATGCGGTATAACCAATGAATGTGCCAGGAGTGATTCTTCCTCTCAAAATTTCCTCATAATTCATGAATATGTAATCCATCACTTTGAATTTCACATATTTCATATAATTTTCCGCGTTATCAGCATGCCTGGATGTCATCAGGAACCACAAGTCATTAATGCTGCAGAAATGCATATCAAGGATGTTAATAAATCGATTTTTATTTGTTGCATTTAAAAACCATTGTTCCAAGTTATCAAAACGTGCATCTCTTTCTTTCATGTACAATATACAAGATAAAAACACGCATTGCCAAATCCAAAACACAACTGTAAATGAACTATAAATTGTATCATGAATTTCGTTATATTGTCTAAAATCATTCTCTTGGTATGTTTTTTGTGAATTAACTGCACCAATAATAATGTCCAAATTCTCATCTTCATGGTCTGGTCCACCACCCGCAACCATGTAAATGTGCGATACGACTGCATCCAATCTGTCTAACGCATTCTCCCGAGTCATGCCCGAATGGTGTTCCATTATTTTATTCAAAATATAGCTGCGTTGATTGTCAACAATAACTTTTAATAACAAAAGTGTTTCCTTCTTAGTAAATTCACGTTCTCGTGTTCTTGTTCTTGTTGTTGACATTTGTTTATTTATTATATTATGTTATTTTTTCTTAATTCATGCGCCGACGGTGACGATGTTTGCGTGTGTGATGCCTTCTTCCTCCACTATTCACATGAGTTGGCGTGGTGGAAGTGGATGATGCAGTTTTGTGCGTGTCTGTCTTCTTTGTTTTTCGAGTTGATGTATTGTTAAATTCTAAATAATCAAAAATGGTCATTGCACTTTCTCCTTGCCCTTCCTGGCAATGGGATGCACTTACATATAAATCGCGGTAACGATTAAATTTTGAGAGAAAAATAACATTATGTGACGCTGTTGAAAGAAACCTGTCTACCGGAATTGCAATGATTTTGAAAATTCGATGATTGAAGTTTTTAACATCCATTATAAGCCGCATCATTATTTCATGTTGAATAACACCTCCGCTTGTGATTCCCAATGAACGCAATGAAAAGTATGGTGTTCTAATGTCCACATTGGCCATGCTGTTTATGGTTGGGCATCGATATTTGATATTGCTACCTTTTTTCAACTCAGTCAACACATGATTGACATTTGATGCATAATAAACGACATTTCTCCCGGAACCAAATCGAAATATGATATTTTCAGGGTCATTGTTCAAGTAGTCCTCCAGTGTCACTTCTTCCAGCATCATCAAATCCATAGCAGTTTGTGTTCGTCGAACAACATCTCTGCCTTTTAAAAAATAAGATCTTGACCGCACAAGTGGAAGTGGTTGATATTGATCATTGTATAAAAGTTCACCGGTTTCTTTATTCGGCATCATGTCAATGTCATCTGGATTATCCGGCAAAACCGGCAAAGGTACATCAGAAATTTCTTCACCAGTTATTTCAGGTGAAAGCAAAACATTGGTTTGGCCATTTGTAACCATTCTTAATTGTTGCATTCGTCGTTTCGAGATCATTGAGATGTATGATTCAATTTGCAATTCATCGATATTTCGGTTTTCTTTTCTCAGAATAATTTTATAAAAAAATGCCATTCGCATTAAATATTCTGTCAAGTACTGTGCATTTGGTTTAAAGTTAACAATCATAGAAATGTTTGGTGGAATTGGGTCCACATGGAATTGTTCATAAATCTCAGGATGTTCTGTTTCAAAGTAAATGTGAATATTTCTTAGAATTGCTGCGTCTGGTGGTGTTTGAAAATGCATTAACTGTGTTAAAATGGCGTACATACGATAGTTATCATGTGCAATGGCTTGATATTTGTAGTCGTTAACAATAATGTGTCCGGTTTCAATCTCATTGATTGGAGATAAAAACATTATATCATGTATTGAACACCCAATCCATGAAAAGTTGGACAATAAATCTTTTCGAAACTTCACAATGCTTGGAAAAGTCAATGTTTGCAATGAACGAATGCAATCTATGGACAAACCTTGTTGATCTATAAATCCGTCTGGCACTTCTGTTTCAGGAATTATGCCATCCAACACGTCGTTGATAAAATTTTCAAATAATTCAACATATGTTTGCAACGCAGAGAATAAGCGAACGTATATCCAAAACCCCCGGACATATTTTTCATATTTTTCCAATGTCAAACGTTGCATGTTTTCTTGAAAGATGGCTTCATCCCAATAAATGTCAAATGCCTCCACAAAGATAAATTCAACAACTTGTTGATACCGATTAATTGTCAGTCCATTTCCATCTTGGTTGTAGAATAAGTCCATTAAATCATGCATTAAATTTCGAAATCGTATGTGATGTGGTTGTCCTGCATCAACACGCACCGGCATGTTACGTTCCTCTGATTCTACTATTCTAAATGAATGTTCACAATAAGTTGTTAATGCTTGTTTGAAAGAATGCACATGTCGATTTTTTTCATCATTAACATGAGTTGACATGTATGTAGATGAGAGATAGATGAGACAACGAAGTATGTATATATAATATTAATACAC